TCAGTCGATGGGCCAGCGCTGTCGCACTTCGGCCAGGCGCGGCGCAATGGACAGGAAGATCGCGACCAGCGTGGGATCGAAGTGCCGTCCCGATTCGCTGCGGATGTAGTCGAGGGCCCGTTCGGCAGTCCAGGCCTCCTTGTAGGGACGGCGCGAGGTGAGGGCGTCGAACACGTCCGCGATGGCCACGATGCGTGCCTCCAGCGGGATCGCCTCGCCGCGCAGGCCCTGCGGATAGCCGGTGCCGTCCCATTTCTCGTGATGCGACAGGGCGATGGCGCGGGCCATGGTCAGGATCTCCGAGCTGTCGTTGCCGATGATCTCGGCGCCGATCAGCGGATGGCGGCGCATCACGTCCCATTCGTGGCTGTCGAGCGGTCCGGCCTTGCGCAGCAGGGCGTCGGGGATGCCGATCTTGCCCACGTCGTGCATGGGCGCGGCATGCAGCAGGTCGTCGGCCCATTCCTGCGTGCTACCCGCGGCCAGCGCCAGCTCGCGGGCGTAGTGGCTCATGCGGATGACGTGCATGCCCGTCTCGTTGTCCCGGTACTCGGCGGCGCGGCTGAGCCGCTGGACGATCTGCAACTGGGTGCGGCGCAGTTCCTCCGCGCGCACCAGTGACAGGTGGGTGCGCACGCGCGCCCGTACCACCGGCGGGTAGAGCGGCTTGGTGATGTAGTCGACGGCGCCGGCTTCCAGGCCGAGGGCCTCACCCTGGCTGTCGGCGCGCGCGGTGCAGAAGATCACCGGGATGCTCGCCGTGGCCGGGTCCTCCTGCAGCACGCGGCAGACGGCATAGCCATCGAGCTCCGGCATCATGATGTCGAGCAGGATCAGGTCGGGCCGGTGTTCGCGGGCGAGTTGCAGGGCCCGCCGCCCGTCGGTAGCGAACACCAGCCGGTAGTCGGCCTGAAGCGCCAGACGCAGCACCTGGAGGTTGGAGGGTTCGTCGTCCACCAGCAGCAGGCAGGGCCGGCGATGGCGCGGGGCGGGCGCTTCGCCCGCCGTGGCGGGCAGGGCGATGGGCGCAGCCGCGGGGGCGGGGGCCGGCATCTCCGGCGCCTGCGGTGCGACAGCCTCGCCCACCAGCTGTTCGGCGGGCAGCGGGCGCAGGAACTCGTGGCGCTCACGGCCCCTCGCTTCGAGCCAGGCCCGCACCAGCCCCCGCGGCAGTAGCGCCGGCATCCGCCGTTCATGGCCACTCGCGCCGTAGCGGGCCATCAGCGGATGGTCGTCCGCGTTGATGGTGAGCAGGGCGAAGCTCAGTTGCCGAACGCCGTTGTCGTCCAGCCAACTGCTCCACAGGCCGGCGATGCACAGGGCATGGCCGTCGCGCCGACTGATGCGTGCGAGCTGCGGCACACGCGGGTCGACGCGGAAGTCCTGCACATAGATGGCCGCCACCGGCACCACGCAGAGCTGGTCCTTGGTCCAGGCTGTGGCGTAGGGCGACTTGCGCACTTCGTCGTCACGCACGAGGGCGGTGCGCAGTCGCAGTGCCGCCTCCATGCCGCCACGCCGGCTTTCCGCCGTCACCAGTCCCCAGCGCCCCATGCCCACCACAGGCGCGCCGGTCTGCTTGTGGATGAAGGCGCCCTGGCCGCCGGGCAGGACATCGTCCGCATATGCCGCCGGGAGTTCGAGCGGCATGCTCTGTCGAAGATCGCGCGCAAGGACATCCCAGTGGCGATCTTGAGCAGGAGCGTATCGGGAGATCATCGATATCCAGCATAAGCGTTTGCGGGTCAGCGATGCGTCAGCAGAAACGCCTCCAGAGTCAGAAAGCGCAGGGGTCGAGGGAGGCGCGCGCAGACGTGGCGGTTGCTCGGACGGCCTGAGCGGCGGGTTCGCCGTTCGGTCCTATTTCCGACTATTTATGTTGGTTACTCTGTGCGACCCGAAAACCGTCGCTATACTCTAGGGCTTCCTTCCCCGATAGCTCAGTCGGTAGAGCGCCGGACTGTTAATCCGTAGGTCCCTGGTTCGAGCCCAGGTCGGGGAGCCAATCAAGGCCACTGTGAACATCCTTCACCGGACCCGTTTGCAGCAAGGCATCCGCCCGATAAGCGACTTCGACTTCCGAGTTGGAGACCGTGATCTGGTCTAAGAACGCGCCCATAAAGGCGCGTTTTTTTTTGGCATCGGCCGCCATTATCGTTTCGTGCATCACCTCGATGGCCACTTCGGGGTCGATGTGCCGATTGCGCCGCGGCACCTTGGCGCGCTCCAGGCGGTCCAGCTCGGCCTGCAGCTCATCGATCTGGGCACGTGCTTCGTTCAGCTTGCCGATGACATCCGCCGGCGTGGCCCTCCCGTGTTCTGCCACGAAGTCCAGCAGCCCGTCCCGCTTTCCCTCAACGGCGCGCAGGTCGCGCACCAGGCGGCCGCGCGCTGCCTCTCTGTCCCGCAGCCAGGTTTCCGTCATTGCCGCCACGTCGTCGAGGGCCTTGGAGACCACCTCAGGCGTCAGCACGCGCTCAAGGATCGTCTGGGTAAGCCATTCGTCCATGAGGTCGGCGCGGATCGGCCGAAAGAGGCACTGAGGCCGCCCGTGCTTGTGCGCCACGCAGCTGTAGTAGCTGTACAGAGCCCCGCTGCGGGATGTGCCGTTCGTGATCTGCAGCAAGCTGCTGCAGATGCCGCAGGTGAGCTTGCCCGCGAAAACGAACTCGCTGCGCGGCGTGCCACCGCCTTCGTGGGGCGTTCGGTCCTTGATCATGGTCTGAGCCCTTTCGAATGCTTCCTTGCTGATCAGCGGCTCGTGGGCGTCGACGGACACCCATTCGTCCAGCGGCTTCGCACGGCCGGTCCGGCTGTGCTTGCGGTTGTAGGTCTTCACGCCCGTGTAGACCCGGTTGTTGAGCAGGTACTGGACGCTGTTCTTCCCCCACCGGGCGCCGGCGCGGAACAGGCCGGCATCGTTGAGCGCATGGGCGATTGCCTGGGCGCCAAGGCCTTCCTGCAGGCATAGGTCGAAGGCGCGCCGGACGGTAGCAGCGGCGTCCGCATCCGGCACCATGCGGCGCCGCTTTCCCTCGTCCACCACGGTGTAGCCGTAGGGCACGCGCCCGCCGGTAAAGAATCCCTCGGCCGCCACACGCTTTTGGGATCGCAGGGTGTCGCGGCTGATGTTGCGCGAGTGGAGCTCGTCCATCGCCGCCATGAAGGTGCGATTGATGAAGCCGGCATCCGTGTCGTCGTTGACGTCAGCGTTGAGGCACTCCAGCCGCGTGCCACCATCACGCAGAGTCTCCTGCGCCATGATGAGGTCCACGGCGTTCCTGGCCACGCGCGAGGTGGCCCACGTGATGAAGAAGTGGACGCCGGCCTGGCCGCAGAAGTCGACGGCGGCCTGGAAGCCGTGGCGCCCCTTTGTCGATCGGCCGCTTACCCCCTCGTCCCTGAAGACCTTCAGCACCTCGGCGCCGAGCTGCTCGGCGCGGCCCCGGCACTGCTCGACCTGCGCGTCGAGCGACACCCCCTCGTCGGCCTGCCGCTGGGTGCTGACGCGGGCATAGATCACGGCCGTCTTCATCGGGCCATCCTGCCACGCCGGGCCAGGCGCAGGATGTGATTCCGCGTGAGGTTTTCACCCAGCTGGGCCTTGACAGCGGCGTGGATCTCGCTGCCCCCGAGGCCCATCGCGGCCAGGCTCTCGATGAACCGGTTCCGCTGGAAGCGCTGGAAGCTGGCGAAACGGCGCAGGCGGACCTCGATCATGGATTCGTTGTCGGACAGCGGCAGCGAGCCGCCCGCGGCGGCGCCGTCGAGGTGCTTCCACAGGCGCACGAAATTTTCGTAGCCGATCAGCCGGGCTCCCTCCAGCCAAACGGCGGGCAGGCCCATCTCCTCCAGCTCGCGAAATTTCGTGTCCTCGACGGCCCCCTGGGGAAGTTCTACGGGGTTGCATTCATCCAGGTACCCACCCCCCCCTTCGGGGGCGAAGAGGTCGCCTTGCCGACCCCCCACCCCCTGCGCCTGACCACCCCCGCCCGGGCCAGGCCGTGCGTGTGCACGTGCGCCACTGCGAGATTCAGGCATCGCAGCGCCCCTCCGCCCCAGGGGAGCACACGCGAGCCACTGCGCCTTTTGACAGTCTCCGCAGTGGGGCAAGGGCAGGGGGCCGCTGATTTAGCCCGTTCCTGTTACATGTTTGGAGAACGTGCGAGACCGCACTGCCGCAGCCGTGTTCGGGCTGTAGCCGGTTGCGGGAACTAGGTTTGTGTATACGTGTTGTGCGGATGGGCATGTGGAGGCCGTCCTAAAAAACCGCCAGAAATAACGGGGAGGGGGTCAGCCCTGATCGGGCAGGCGCTTGAGCAGCTCGCTCACCGGGGTGCGAACCTTGGCCAGGGGGGAAGCCTTGTCCACCCACCTGGTCTTCTTGCGCATGCTCAGCGCGGTGTAGACCGCCGTGCTCTTCGGATCCGAGTGCCCCATGAGGTCCTGGACGCCAAGCGTCGGGATCTCGTCCTCGGTCAGCTCGGTGCCGTAGATGTGGCGCAGCGCATGCGGGTGCAGCTCACGCTCCGGAATGCCGACAGCCTTGCCGTGCTTCTGGATGATGTCGTGCACCGACTGTCGGGAGAGCCGGCGCTCCTCGCCCCGATATCGGTCTTCGCTGACCGTGGAGTTCCGCGTGCTGACGAACAGCACCTTGTCCGCATGGCCTCGGCGGTCGACCACATCGCGATCGATCTCGAGCAACTCTTCGTGGCCCAGGTACACCCGCACGATGGCCTCCGCCTCCTTGGGCATGGGCACGCGGCGCTCCCGGCTGCCCTTCTCGAAGGTGCGCACTGCCAGGCGCCGGCGGCCGTCGACCTCGATCTCCAGCAGGTCGCCTTCGTTGAGGCCCACCAGGCCGGACACACGCAGACCGCAGCCCAGCAGCACGTGGAGGATGGCCGAGTCCCGGATGCCGGTGAACGTTGCCAGGTCCGGAGCGCAGGCCAGGCGCTCGGCGTTGGCAAGGCTGATGGTCTCCGGCAGCACCAAGCCGGTCTTGGGGTGCACCAGCTCGCCCGCCGGATTGCCGTCAATGATCCCGCGCCAGGCCGCCCAGGCAAAGAAGCCCTTCACCGCGGAGATATAGGGCTTGCGACTCAGGGCCACCACGCCGCGCTTGTGCAGCCAGAGGCCCGTGAACGCCTCCAGCTCCTCAGCCGTGGCATCAAGGACGTCGCGACCGAGGAACTCGCTCAGCTTGCGCAGGGCCATGCCATATGCCTCTGCGGTCCGAGGGCTGCGGCCCTTGTTCGCCTGGATGTATTCCATCCACGCATCAATTGCGGTTGTTTGGGTCCAGTTGCCATTCATGGTTCGTACTCAGATTGGCCAGGTCGGCGCAGGGAGGAGGGCATTTCCCCGAAAAAGGCGGGGGAAGGCGGCGCCCAGGCTGTAAGTGCTTGCAGGCATTGGACTTTGCCCATTTTTTAATCCACGGAAAACCCGTGGAACAGAAGCCGAACCCGTGGATACATATTGTTTCCGGTCATTCATCCCGTGGACCGTTGTTGGCCTTCGTCCGCCCTTCTTTCTCTCTCTTCTCTCTCTATAAAAAAGAGAGAAAGAGAGAAAAGGTCGGCGCAGGCCAGGAATTGACGCTCGTGGAAAAAAATGGGCAACCCGTGGAGAAAACAGGGCAACCCGTGGAATTCCAAAAGTTGCAAACGGCCGGATCGCCTTAGTGAAATCAGCGTTTGGTGGTTGCATGAAGATCGCTTCCACGTGTTCCGGCGTGCGCCCCTGTGTCCCGGGATAGCCTGAACCTATCCGGCGTCCCCCTCGGCCTTCCAGTCGAGCCCTGCGGGCCGCGGCGTTTCTCGGTCGGGGGGTGCGGGGGGCCGGCGGGCGAGCGTTGCGCATTCGTCATCAATCCCATCAGGCGCCTGCGGCGCGGAATTGGGTTGCTCCGCGGAGCGGGGGAGGGCCGTGATGCGCGGCCGCACGGTCGGCAGCAAGCATGTGCAGGTCCGCGCTGAGCGCCTCGAGTCCGCCGGCGACGGGATCGAGAAGTGCAAGCACGGCGCCGGCGCTGACCTGGTGGGCCGGCGCGCATTGGCCGAGCAGCTCGACGAGCAGATCCAGGCCCTGGTGGAGCGTCTGCGCCTCGCCATGCAGAGCGCGCAGCGTCTCGCGGGTGTGGATCTCAGGGAGAGGGGCGCGCGCATCCGCGCCGGCGGCGTGGGGCCGGGAACGTGACATCTTGGACTCCTGCTTGTGAACCTTCGACTTTTGCCGGAAGCCTGTAGGTCGAAAGGCCTCGTGTGGCCGACCTACGGCCCTGTGTTCAGGGCTTCGGCCGGCCGGTCTTCGGTTGACACTTCAAGCATGCGCGCCGGAATCGACCCGCTTCGGCTGAACGGCATGCAGCCCAAACTGCTCCAGCGCCGGCAGGCTGAGCGCCACCATGTGGCCGACACGTGTGTGGCCGATGGTCCGTTCCACAGCCCGCTCCGTGGCCAGCACGCCCGCCGCGGCCAGCTGCTTCTTAAACACGCGATCGCTCTTGACCGGCAGGCCGTCCCAGAACTCGCGCAGCGCCGGCGTCTGGCTCATGTGGGCCATGACGAAGCCCGTACGCACGCATAGCACGGGCACCTCGTCCTCTTCGCTGAAGGCATAGGGGTAGCGGAACGCGCCGCTGGCGATCTCGCTGAGCAGCTTCTCCATGATCCAGGCCCAGGGCTGGCGTTCGGCAGCGCTCTCGCGGATGTGGGCGTTCATCTCGGCCGTCAGGCTGGTCAGGAAGTCGCCGGTCTCCCGCGGCTGATCGAGGAACTCGCACAGCAGCTCCCAGGCCGTGGCCACGCCGGCGTAGTTGGCCACCATCCGCTCGGCGCCCGAGTCCGACGTGCTGGCGATGCAGCGGCCGAACAGATCCGCCACGCACGAGCGCTGCAGCTCGAGCACCTGGTCTTTCCTCTTGCTGGCCAGGAACTGCAGCCACTGCTTGACCGGGAAGACGGGCAGGTCCTCGGGAATCAGCGGGCCGCGTTTGGCCTTGGTCAGCTCGGAGCGCACGATCTTGCCGACCAGGCTGGACACGGGCACATCCTCGCCCGACAGCAGCACGGGCGCGCACAGGAGGAAGTCGATCAGCTCGGCGCCGCGGCGCGTGTGCTCGTACTGGTAGCACTCCTGCAGGTTGCTGATCGCCTTGTTGATCACGTCCTGCTTGTTGGTCGACATCTCGCCCCAGCCCACGGGGTGGCTGGTATAGCTCAGCGACGTCAGCTGCCGGAACTCGGTCTGCAGGCTCTGGCGGCTGCTGGTCATCATGGCCAGCGCGCGCTCCAGGCGCTTCACCAGGGTGGTCTTGCCCGTGCCCTTCTCAGCCTGCATCTCGAAGTGCGGCCAGAAGCCCAAAAAGGCCTTGAGGTGCGACCCCAGCGCCCACACGAGCGGGATCATCGCCGCGTTGTCGCGGAAGGTCGCCTGGAACTGGGCGGCCACCTCGCGGGCATCGGTCATGGTCCCCGAGGGGAAAATCAGCTCGTGGTAGGGGCACTGCTGCCGCGGGTCGGCGAAGAAGCAGTCCGGCCCCTCGTTCACCACCAGCTTCCCGCCCCGCCAGGCCAGGCCCACGAAGTTGACGGCGTCCCGGGCCCCGATGTCGGCAGCACGCTCCAGCACATTCAGCATGCGGGCGAACGGCGTGGGGGCGAACACCGGACCCAGCTTCTTCCAAACGTCGATGTTGTGCAGCTTCTCGTCGTCGACCACGCGGCGCTGCAGCCGCGCGCCGTGGCGCGGCACCTGGACGCTCAGGGCGAAGATCGTGCGGGGGCTGTGGTCCACGTCCCCCGTCATCGTCGACGTGGGTGAGGCGATCTGCACGCGGCTCACGGCCGCGACTCGGAAGCCACACACGTCCTGGTACTCCAGCTTCTCGTTGCCGTCGCTGTCCTTGTCCACCTTGGCCACGAACTTGGTGAAGTCGGGCTGCACCCGGTAGCGCCAATACGCCATGTAGTCGTGGCTCGGCAGGAACAGCCGCGGCTTGCCCAGCCGCTTGTCGTCGCCGGCCATGCCCGGAATCAGCCAGCTCTCCAGCTTGGCCAGCGCCTTCTTGGTTGCGTCGACGCCGCGCTCTTTCGCGAAGTCGTTGATGTCGTTGATCAGCCCCTCCTGGTTCTCCTCGTCTTCCCACCAGTCGGACTGGTCGACCAGAAGGCAGCTGATGTCCAGTGCGGTCAGCAGCTCGTGAAGCCGCCACGCCGCCTTCAAGCCCGGGCAGTAGCCGGCCGCGGGACCATGCTCCTGTGGCCGGTCGTTGTCGAAGACGGCGATGACCTGCTTGCCCCGCAGGATGGTCCAGTCGATGGATTCCACTGTGCCTGTGCCGCGGACCGCCAGCGCGGCCGAACCGGGGATGCCGCACGTCTCGATGGTCATGGCGTTGATCGCGCTCTCCACCACGAACACCTTGTGAGCCGCCTGCAGGCGGCGCCAGTCGCTGCACCACGGATAGCCAGCCTTCTCGCCTTGACTGCCCGTCTTCTGGCCGCCGTTCTTCTCAGGGTCGGTGTAGCGCATGTCCACCGCCATCACCTGGTCGTTCATCGGCGAGCGGACGATGGTGGCCACGGCAGGCCCGCCGTGCCCGCGTTCACCCTCCGGAACTCTGGGGCTGCGCCAGGTGTTCCAGCCGAGGGTCCGCCGCTTGATGGCGTGATCGATCACTTCACGGCTGATGCACCGCCCCTCCAGGTACGCCACCAGGTCATCGCGGCCGGGCCCGGCGTCCCGGATGCAGGCGTCTGCGATGGTCTCGGCCAGGGTGCGCGGCGCTGGCGGCGCGACCACGGCGCCGGGGGGCGCCGGCCTGTGCACGCGGATCCCGTACATGTCCGCCAGCTCCTTGACCGCGTCGACGAAGTCGATGCCGCGGGCCCACATCAGCATGTCGATCGGGCCGCCGGTCTCCCCGGTCGAGTGATCCTTGAAGCGGGAAGCGCCGGCGTTCACGCCAGATCGAGCCCGGAACACGGAAACCGAGGGCTCCTTGTCGGGGTGGTGCGGGCTTCGGAAGTTGCCCTTACCGGTCGGCCGCTCCAGGCCGAGGCGCTCGGCCAAGTCCTCGCAGTCGACCTTTGCGTTGATCTCCGCGGCCGTGTCAGGCCGGCCGCTGGTTGTGTTCAGTGCCATCTTCTCGCTGTGAAGTGCCCGGCGTGGCGGCGAACAGGTCTCCCTCCACCGCTGCCCGCCGGGCTTGTTTGTTGGTTTGCTTCGTGGCCACAGCTGCCACGGCTTTCTCGACAGCCGTCTGGTGGGCGCGCACCGCGTCGACGGCGGCGCCGCCAGGTGCCTGGGCAGATCGCTGCCGCCAGGTCCAGGCCGACACCACCTCGCGGCGGATCGGCGCCGGCACCAGGCGCCAGTGATCGATGCACATGAGCAGGTGGGAAGGAACCTGCCTGCTGCAGCCGGTGGCCGCGCAGCGATGCAGAGGCACCCTCACTGCGTCACCTCTGGGGCCAGGAACTCAGCGTGGAGGCGCTCGCAGATCCAGTCGTAGGCCCGCGCCTCGCCCTGGTAGCGCTGCACCTTCTGCATCAGCCCCTGCTTGCGCGCCTGATCTGCCCGCCGCCGGGCCCCATCGGCCTTCTGGCCAGCGTCGCGGCAGATACAGGCGATGGTCGCGGCGACTTCCGGCGGGACGGGGATGGCCCGCTTCTGCTCGGCGCTACTCATGGCTGATCCAGGTCCCCGTCGAAGGGGTCGCACAGGCGAGACAGCAGCGGGCCCAGCCATGGGTCGATCAGCCACTTCCAGATACCCAGAAGGCTGGTGACAGTGAAGGCCACCTGCTGCGCCAGCAGGAAGCGATGACCATGCTCCCAGGCGAACGCCAGCCAGCCGGCATTGCTCGCCAAGTAGCAGACGAATCCCCAGCCGGCCCAGCGCGAGCGGAAGGCCAGCAGCAGCGTGCCGAGCACGCCGAAGAACGCGGCCGACAGTTCGATGACAGGGTGGCCGGTCATTGCGTGCCGTCCTTCCGTGTGGGGTTCAGGCGCATGTGATCCCTCCCGTGCCGACCGGCACATTGAAGAACCCCAGCTTCCCCGGGAAGGGCACGAAGTGCAGCGGCCGCGGCTCGATCAGCATGAAGCCGAAGCTTCCGGGCACGTACCAGGGGTTGACGTGCGGCGGCGTGGCCCAGCGCTCCGGAGCGATGCAATCCGCGATGCGCACGGAGCCCACGATGCCGCCGCGCGGCAGCTGCTCATAGGCGGGGAAGTCCGCCGGGCACAGGCCGTCTTCCAGGAAGCTGTCGCGCAGCTCGTCGTAGTGCCGGCGTGCCAGCGTCTGGCCGGCATGCACCAACACGCGGCCGCGGAAGTGAGTGTTCCAGTCCCGGTTCTCCACGTGCTTGTAGCCATGGACGATCAGCCAGGCCCAGGGCTGGCGAATGCTGAGGGCGGGGATCATCGGCGGCCCCCCAGCTGCTGGAGGCCTTCGTCTCGCGCCCGGTTCACTTCGGCCATTCGCTTTGCGTCGCCTCCTCGGTCGGGGTGATGCGCCGCGGCGAGACGGCGATGGGCCGCCTGCACCTGCTCAGCGGTGGCGTCGGGTGTGACTTCCAGCACCTCCCACCAGGTGCCGGCACTGCCCGGTGCCGGCAGGGCTGTGAAGCCGGTGAAGGCCCGTTCAAGGACGAGTGCACCGCCATGCCGCTCGATCGCCCGCATCGCTTCGATGGTGGCGGCGAGCGCAGCGATGTTCTGCGCCACCTTGGTGTAACGGTCGATGGCCATGCAACGCGGCGCGTTGGTCCATGGGTCCAGCCAGTAGACGGCCGCGCCAGGGTCGGATGGCTCGGCCTGGCCGCTGCGGGGCATGCCGTCGAGGCGAAGAGTCAGATTGGTCGACAGCACCAGATCGTCGTCGGCCACGGCCATCTTGCCCAACTCGTCCTTGAGCCTCACGGTCGCGGCGTGGATGCTGATCGATTCCGTGGTGAGCAGCTTGCCGGAGTGGCCGCCTCGGGAGACGAAGCGCCCGACCGCGCGAGCGGCAGCATCGGTCCGCTTCCAGCCCACAGGCCACTGCAGTGGAAATGCCTTGACCGTCATGCCATGCCTCCTGCCACGCTGATTGCGGCCGCCACCGGCCGCACCCACACCGGCGTGGCGCTCAGCTGGAACGTGTTGCCCGTGCGCGCCAGCAGGATCGCCCGGCCGATCTCCTCGGCAATGGCGCGCGCAGCCTGCCGCGGCACCATGTTGCCGATGTGCTCGCGCGCCGCGCTGTCGCTGCCGCTGTCCATCACCAGCACCTGCTCGTCGTCGGGGTCGTAGAGGCCCTGCAGGGCCGCCAGCTCCAGCGTGGTGAACGGGCGATGCCACGTGCCATCCAGCGAGCGGATGACGGCCACGAGCTGCTCGGTCGCCGCCGGCAGCCGCGGGTCGGCCACCGACCAGAAGCCGTTGTCGTGGCAGGCGCTGCCCGACACAGCCAGCGTCGGCGCATCCCATGCCTGGACGCCGTAGTGGCCGGCGGTCAAGTAGTGGTCGCCGCGGCCGCGCTGGAGGCCTGGACGCGGGTCGGCCACCACCAGCGCGCCGCTGGCCACCTGCTGCGAGCCGGTCACGCAGCCCGCGGCCGCGTCCCAGGGCGTCACCTTCAGCTTGTTCCGGGAGGCGCCGGCATGCCAGTTGCCGCAGCGCGGATCCGCCACGGCGAAGGCGCCCTGGCCCGTGGTGCTGGCAGCGATCACCGTCCCGGCCGGCGCGTCGAACGGCGTGACCTGGTATTTGCCGGCGCCGCCGAAGCCAGAGCCGGATCGCGGGTCGGCCACGCACTGCCCGGTGCCGTGCGCGCTTGTCACGGCGCCGGCGGCGCCCTGCCACGGCACGATCCGGTACTCGTTGCTGTGCTTGGCGGGTCCGGCATGCCGTGGATCGGCCACCGAATACGTGCCCTGGCCCGGGCTCTTCACGCCGATCACGGCGCCGGTCGGCTCGTTCCAGCGCAGCACGCCGTACTGCTGGTACTGCGCCGCGCCAGCGGGCGCGCGCGGGTCGGCGACGCTGTAGTGGCCATTCGTCGGACCTGCACTGCCAATCACGGTCGGGGCGGGTGTACCCCAGTCATTCACGCCAAGCACGCCGCTGTGCCAGGCCGTACCCTCCGGCACGATGAGAAAGTCGCGCAGCTGCCCGTTCTCCACGGCCAGGCGATTCAGGCTCCGCCAGTCCTTGCCGGCCTCCACGAAGGCGAGCCGAACCCACGTCTTCCAGTTGAGCCGCGGCACGCGGTGCATTGGCCCAGCGGCGGGGTCGCCGGGCAGCGCCAGGCGTTCCAGCAGCTCGCCCACCGGCCGCAGTGGCCGCTTGAGCGGCTCGTACAGGTGGTTGGGCACCTTGGCGACGTGCCGGCTCACCTTCAGGAAGCGCTTCCGGCTCTGGTGCAGCGCGCCGATCTCGCCGCAGTCGTGCGTCGTCTCGCGGTCGACATAGCCATAGTGCTGCAGGAGCGCGCTGATGCGGTCGAGCATCTCGCGGCCGCGGGTGGCAATGCGCGGCACGTTCTCGAAAAGATAGAACTCCGCCGGGTCATCGGCCCAGGCCTCCAGCATGAGCCACATGGCCCGCTCGGCCAAGTGGTTCAGGGCCTGGTACTTCGCGCTGCGCGCCCGCGCCTCGGGCGTCAGCCCGCTGAAGCCCTTGCAGGGCGCAGACAGGAAGATGACGTTCGGATTGAGGCCGTGCGCGGCGCGCCGGATGTCGTCGGGAGTGGCCTCGCGCCAGTCGGCCGGCGGCTCGTGGCCGTGGAAAGCGATGAACTGGTCGCGGGAGAAGCCGTCCATCACGGTGCTGGACAGCCCACGGGGAAACAGGCGGTCGGCCGTGCGGACGGCCCGCGGATCCACGTCGATGCCGCCGATGTAGCGGAAGCGGCCCTGAAGGCCAGGGATCTGCGGCCGCGCATCGCCGAAGCCGGCCTTGCCGCCGCCCACGCCCATGAAGGCGTGGAAGTCTCGAATCTCGGTGAGGGTGGACTGCGTCATGCTGCACCGCCCTTCCCCAGCCGCAGCTGCAGTGCGTCGACCTGTGCGTTTGCGGCGATCAGGCGTTCATTCAACGCGGCTAGCTGCTTGGGCGCATCACCCGCCGCGGCCAGATCCCGCTCCAGGGCCTCGATGCGCTCGTGAAGCTTGGGTACGTCCTGCGCGTCGCTGTCGGCGTCCGACAGTTCGGTGAAGATGGCGGCCAGAATGGTCTTCAGGGGCTCGTCCTTGATGCGCTCTGCAAGGTCGCCGCGCGCCATGCAGCGGAGCATGTCCAGCATCTCGGTCCGCAGTTCGCCGTTGAGCGCACGCGCCGGATCGAAGCCGGCCGCGGGCGCGTCGTCGTGGCAGCAGGTGCCGAGGCCCTGGATGCGCGGTGGCATCGGATGCTCCAGTGGCTTACCGGCGCGCTCGATCTCCGCGGAAACATGGTCGGCGACGCACGAGCTGCACAGCCCCTGCCGGGCCTCGCGATCCACCCACGCCCAGCTGCAGCCGCCCATGCAGGCCCGGCTGTCCGTGCAGCCACAGGCTATGCACTTGGCGTCGGCGCCCTGCGGCTCAGGCTCCGAAGCCGACCACGCCGCATTCACCATCTCCGGATCCACATGCATCCGGATGGTGGGCATTACCTCGTCCAGCACCGTGTCGACGTTGCGACTGTCGAACCAGTCCGGCGCCACGCCGTCTTCGCAGACGGCGGCCAGCGCCGTGGTCAGGGCTTCGCCCAGATCCTGCCGTAGTGCCTCGCGGTCCAGGCCGAAGCGCAGGGCAGGGGCCGCCGGCCACTCCGCTGCGATCCGCTCGTCGACAGCGCGATCCAGGTCTTCGCCGTTGATCACCTGGTTCTCCGGAGTGCGGCCGACGAACAGGCCGCCCCCCGCGATGCTGTCCAGCGGTCGCTCGCGCAGGTAGAGGTAGCGCCGGGCGTAGGCGTTCTCCATGGCTTGACGCGCGTGCCTGGCCAGCACCAAGCGGCCGAAAGCCAGGTGATCGATCATGGTGGCGTGCCCAGGCACGGCGCAGGCCCGGGCCAGCGCATTCAGGTCCTCGCGCGTCGGCTCCCCCGAGGGCTCATGCCGCTCGGTGGCCCTGGCCACCTGCACGGCGACCGGCGGCATCGTGGGACCGATCACCGACAGCATCACGGTGCCACCCAGCAGCAGCGCGTCGAGCTCGACGGGCTCAGGCTTCCAGAACGTGGCCACGGCCTGCACATCGCCTAGCCTGACGTCGCTGACGGGCACGCTTGCCACGGGCAGCTTGTCCTGGTCCCAGCCGGGTGGTGGGTTCAGCGTGCGGGTGTTCGATGGGTGGGTGACCGGGTTCATGGGCACCCCTTCAGGAACCAGCCCAGGGCGAAGCCCACAAACATGCCCAGGAGGATCACCGCGCAGCTCGCGAGCATGCCCGGGCCCTCGGGCCGGTCCTCGTCGTAGTCGTCGTATTTCATGCATCACCTTTCATGTCGGGTCAGCGCCCGTGCATGCCCCCTGTCACGCGGCATGCGGCTGGAGCTGTCACGCGGAGGCCTCCGGGGGCGCCTTGCTGTCCTGGAAGATCTGCATGACCCCCAGAGAGCGCGCTAGCGCGGCGTCCGCGTCATCGATGGGAGGCAGGTGCATCACCCAGTGCACAAGCCCCACGGTGGGCACGCGCTGGGCAAAGGCCAGCCGCATGCCCTTGGCGCCCTCGTCGGCACCAAGCACCACGCGGTGGTCCTGCGGGTTGGCGTGCAGCCGGCGCAGGGCGTCGCGGGCCAATGCGTCGCCGACCAGGCGATAGCCGGCGTGCTGGCGGTATTCAGCCGTGCCGTCGATCACCAGGTCGGCAAGCGTGTCGTCGAGGGCCGATGCGCAGTGGGTGAACCCGTCCAGATCCGCCCTGGCTACCCAGGTGCCGGCGGCTGCGAGCGCGTCGAGGACACGTCGGCGCAACGGAATGCATTCGCCGCTCATGGGTGCTTCCGGTCGTAGGGGCCGACGAGTCGGCGAGCGCTTAGCGAGCGGGCATCGCCGTAGAGCGCCAGCACCTGGTCGATGGCGGCGCGCACGTTCACGGCGATCACGTGCAACCGGCGCCGCCGGTTGCGCGCATCCACGTGGGTCACACGGACAGCTTGGAGGGGCACGGCTGTGCCTCCGGAACGATGGAGGGATCGATGGCTGCGGCCGTCATCAGCAGCCGACGCGCCAGGTCGCGCGCCTCGGCCGGCGTCAGGCGCTGGCTGGCGACGAACCCCGCATGCGACAGGTGCAGCACCACATGCGCCGCCGTCTCGCCGTCGCGGCGCTGGTAGACCGTCAGCTCCGGCCCCAGCATGGAACCGGCCTGGGGGAGGGTGAGGTAGAGGGCCTTGCCCTGCTGGATCAGAGAACCGGGCATTCGTCCACCTCGACCAGCGCGCCGAAATCACTCATTACCGCCGAGTAAAAGCGGCCCCACCGACGCCCGGACTCGTCCGTCCGCTGCTCGCGAACCGTCCAGGCCCAGGTGCTCTCTGTGGTGGGTGCACCCCAGCGATCGGCCCAGAGGTCGTACCCGGGCAAACGGCCGAACTCGGCGGCTCCGGTGAACCAAACGACGCCGATGTCTTGTCGGATGCTCATGAGACTGAACGAGTCCGCTGCAGTCAGCACTACAGGCTGCGCGCTCATGACGTCATCTCCTCAACCGCCCGCCGCGCTTCGCGCTTGCGCATGCGGCCGCCGTCGATGGCCTGAATCTCGGCCTCGTACTCTTCGCGGCTCAGACCGAGGTAAACGCCGGTGCTCTTCAGGCTCGCGTGGTTCAGCGCGATCTGCGCCACCTTCAGGCGGTTCTCCTCCTTGCCACGGCCGCGGCGCATCACGTTCATCGCGCGGGTGTGGCGAAGCCAGTGCGGGCTGATGCGTGGGTCCAGTCCGGCGACCTGCGCCCAGTGCTTGATGCGGTCCTCATACGAGCGGACGGACAGCGGCCCGGCGCGGCCAGAGATGTCCCGGCCCCATACCAGGGGCTGGTCGGGCTCTCCCGCCTGCGGGTGGGCATCGCTCAGCTTCAGCAGCGCTTGCAGGTGCTGCCTCAGGGGCAGCGTGATCTTGTAGTCGTTGGCCTTGCGCTTGCCCTTGCAATGCTCCTTGGGGCTCACCAGCCAGCCGGCGTCCAGCGCTCGGCGCACCAGCGATACCGACAGGCGGCTGAACTCTGTGATGCGCATGCCCGTCAACATGAGCGCCGCCAGCCAGTGATAGTCGCGCTGCGCCAGCGGGTCCGTGCTGCGCTTCGGCCCCTCCAGCAGCCGGCGCTGCTGCGCCTCGTCCAGGTAGCGTTTCTGCATCGTGTGATTCCTCGTCGTTGCGGTGTGCGTTGAAAAAGTCGGTGGTCGCGGCGCACACCAAGCCGGCCCACAGGAGCGCGCACGCCCATCGCGTCAGCGCTTGCATCGGGGTTTCCTAGGGGTGGGAGGGGCCGGCAGGTGCTGCACCGTCAGCAGCAGCAGCCGGTGGGTAAGCGGGTCGGCCACGGCTTCTTCGTAGCTCCGGGCCGGATGCCACCGGCGCCACTGCCGGTCGAACACCGCGCGCATGCGCTGCTCCAGCGCCGGCGCGTGATCCAGCGGCAGCTCCGCCTGTGGGGCATGGCTCTTCTGGGAGGGAGGGGACCTCGCAGGACCTCCGCATCAGGGCGTCGTGGATATCGCGACCGAACAGGCCGACCAACGCGGGCGCAACATCGACCACGGCGCCCACGGGAATGCAGTGGTGCACGGCAAAACGCCGGGCAGGGAGCGCAGCGGGACGGCCGGGCTTAGGCATCGACCATCCCCTGCAGGCGCAGCATCAACACCTGGACCGCGCGGAACAGGTCGAACGCTTCCTTGCGGACCGCGCGCATGTCGTCGGCGCTCCACTTGCCATCGCTCAGGCCGTCGCGCAGGGCCTGGAACAGGTGCCCCTTCTCACTCGACACCTCGCACAGCAGTTCGAGGATGGCCGCATCGCTGTAGCTCACGCCCTCGGTCGAGGCATCGAAGCACGCGCGGTCGAACAGGCGATTGAGCGACTCCAGGATGCGCATGTCGCCGCTGATGCGGGTCACCTGCACCAGGTCGCGCAGCGTGGGCTGGTGGCGGCCGTCTTCGTCGCTGTCGCACTTGTTGTAGAGCGTGCCGGGCTTGCACAGCATCTGCGCTGCCATGTCCTTCACGCCGTAGCTGTGCACGACCACGCGGAAGGCCTCGTGCGGGCTGTCCGGGACCGCGTCTATGTCGGTGCGGTGTGAACGCATCGCCTTGTCTCAGTTGAGCGGGCAGGGTGTCCGAGCGACCATGCCGCTCAGGACGCCTTCGCCGGACGGCGCCGCAGGCTCTGCTCCACGATGCGCACCACCATGGCGTTGCGGCTGCGGGCCTCGCGGCGCGCAACGGCTTCGACCTTGGCCAGCACGGGCTCAGGGAAGGTGACGAGGACTTTTCGCTTTTTGGGAGGTTGGATGTTCATGGATATAGGAGTTGCATCCGAAGTACATCCAAAGGTATCCACGTATATCCATCCGGCGCAAGCCCCGGATAATCCCACCGTGACGAAATCGCGCGTTGACGACGAGGAAGAGCCAGTGGCGAAGGGCCGGCGCAAGCCCCGGCTGTTGCTCGAACTGCCGCACGACGTGAAGGAGGCCGTGGATCGCTCAGCCTTTGCGAATGCGCGCACCCGCACCGCAGAGATCGTTCTGCGGCTACGGCAGAGCCTGGAGGTGGATCCGATGGGCGCGGCGGGGCGTGGTGGCGTGGTGCCGGCGGATCGCCGGCCGGCCATCGCCTCGTGGCTCGCCAGCCCTGGGCGTGAGCTTGGCGAGGATGAGCGGCACTTGCTGACGCTCTACAAGGGGCTCACTGAGGGGCAGCGGCAAGCGCTGCTAATACTTCTGGCTGACCTTTAGCGCTCCTGCGGTCCATGAATGAGGTTGGTCGAAACTCCCTCGATTGCGACGGTCGAGGGGTGTTAGAGAACTAGCCCCCTTAGAGCCTTGACCTGCGCCGCTACCTCGGGAAATGTCGACGCGAGCTCAGCGTCTGCAAAGCGACGAGCCCAGAGGAGCACAGCTGCGATCTTGACCAAGCCCCCAGGACTCACGGCCCCGCGGGGTGATCCGATTGCGATGGACCGACTGCCATTGACCGCCCGCGTTTTCCCGGCAACAACTGTGGCAGCACTGCTGGTCTGCACCCCGCCTTTGTATTGATCGAGCTTGAGCGTGTAATCAGCGCCTGAAGAAATACGCCCGGCAACGATTCGAAAGTCGGTCGTCACATTGAGTTTTGCAACGGACGAGCTGTTCTCAGTCGGGTTTGTGCCGTTTGCATCGGTGCCATGCCCCTGCAGGACGAGCAATGCCGATTGCCACATCATCATCGAGCGCTGACCCGTTGAGCCTGCGAAAGTACCGAGCAGAAATGCTCCATTCACGGCGGCATCGCAGACCACCATTGCGGTCAGCTCCGCAGTTTCATAGAGACCGGTCTCGAACCAATTTGGGCTGGAACAGACTACATGGTCCGGATTGAAGACGGGCTCACCCACGACCGTCAGTGGCTTGTCGGAGTTCGCTGTGTTCTGAATGCTCGCTGCTGCGCTCTTGCTCAGCAGATACTCACCGACCAGCCCTTCGCGATTGCTTGTCAGGAGCGCAGAGCGACCAATGTTGTTGGAGCCCGTGTCCGCGCCAATTACTTTGATGACTTGCATTGTGATGCCTCAGATTTCGAAGATCTCGCACCAGCTATGAAGCGGCCGGCGAACGCCTTGGATGAGGGTCGAATACAGGTAGCCCATCCCATCGCGCAAATTCCCGCGCGCGCCTGTGAGCGGCCCCGCGCCGGCGTTGGTGCCGTTGTCGTACGCATAGCGAACCTTGAAGCCTGCAGGCAAGTCAGCACCAGCGACGATCTTCACCCGCGTGGGGCCTGCAAGCTCGACTGACGCGATGGGGATCGCGGTGCCGACGCTGTCGACGAGGGAGAAGCCGTAGTTCCCCGGGTTTGTCACCATGCTTGTGTCGAGCACAAGAGGCCGCACGGGCACATCGAAAATCACGACGACCGCGCGACCCTGGCTGATCTTGCGCACCGGCTTGAGCCATTTCCACGGCTTGCCGTCGATCAGCACACGCTTGCGCCACAGACCGAAGTACGCGCCAAACCACTTGTAGCTCTCCGGATACAGGTGAACCTGATCCCGGTAGTTGAAAAAGTATTCCGGCGTGATGAGAAACCGCGTCACGCCGTCGCATACATCGGCCTGGGCTAGAGCCACCAGCGGGGGCTTGCTATAGACAGAATGGCTCGCGGTCTGCGAGATGGCCATGAGCACTGGCTCTGTGCGTCCGGTGCGCGCTCTGATATCCGCGTCGAGGTTCGCATGCAGCGTAGTCAGGCGCGATGCGTACTCTTCACGAGCCATCCCACCGGCCGTGTCTGCGGGGCCATGAATCCAGTTGACGTGTCGAGCAACCATCGGCCGCCCGTCGGCGTCGGCGATAGCCTTGACGCGATCCACGACAGACAGCAGCCCCTGGTAGTTCGAGCCCGCGGTGTTTCCGAGGTTCGTGATGTTGACGCCATCCCCGCCACAGGCAGCGCCGACAAGATGCCAGGCGTGGTCGGTCCACTTAACTTCGTTCTCGGTCTCGATCAGGGCGTTGCACATCTCAGCCATGCCGGAGAGGGGCGTTTCGACGCCCGCAGCAGTTCCAGTTGTCACTGCTTCGACCATCGGGACAAGCGTCTCGCCCGTGTATGGCGCCCGGCCGAAGGTGCGAATCCCACCGGACAGCATGAGCGATCCATAGGGCTGCGTCGTGCTGATCGCGGCTTGCCCAGATGAGATGCCACTTGAAAGGGACTGCCCGTACGCAATGGCAAGCTCTAGCTCATAGTCTTCGATGAACTCGCCGCGGCGTAGCTCGGCGACTGCGGATGCGATGGCGTTGATGCGCGTCTTCAATGCGCGCGAAGGGATCGAGTCGAACTCGCCCGTTTTGAGGATCTTGGCGATCTCATTGCCAGTTAGCGGATCGCGCAGCACAAGCAGTGAATCCGTCAGCGCGCCAGGCTCCACAGCAAACGGCGCGAGGGCAGCGGTGTTGGCATCGACGGATGCTCGAAGAGCGCGCATCGGCAAGCTGTCGGGCATGCCCGTCTTGTCGATCCCGAAGATGGTGTTCTCCGTCGCAGGATCTGCAATGGTCAGCAGATACCGGGAGAGCAGAGTGTTCAGGACCTGGAAGCTTGCGTCGAACTCACCAGCGGGCAGGAGTGAGTAGAGAAAGTTGGCCGTGGTCGGCCCCGTCCGCTGGAACATGGATTGACGCGGCAAGGGGGTAACTCCGTCCGAGCCGAGTCCGCCCTTTTTGACTTGAAAGAAGCTGGCCGGGCCGCTCGTGTCACCGCTCAAGCCGACGCCAATGGGGAACGATTCTTGAACGCCCGCGCCGGATTGCGCAGCCTGCGCGTAGAGCGCGGCGTCATCTCGCGCGCCCTCCACAACCTGACGAATCGTTTCCGTCGCGATGCGCTCAGCCGCAGCGCCTTCCATTGATGTACTTGCCGAAGATGCGGCATCAAGTGCATCTTGGCGCAACTGCTGAAGCTCAGGCGTGGTGACCAACTCACCCGCATACTTCCACTCCGTGCCGTTCCAGACATAGAGCTTCGAGCCGGCAACGATGTAGCCATCACCTGCCGTATTGCCTTCGGTAGGCAGATCTTCGACGGCATCCTCCGAGCCCTTGAGCACCAGCCCCCGCCCCTGCAGGTCGCCGGCCTGCCACGCCTGCCAGATGTCCCCGAACTCGTTCAGGATCTGCTGCATCGCCGCTAGCGCATCGGGCACGTAGCCCTGCGTGGGTACCAGGGCATAGCCGATGCCTGCGCCGCCGGCGCCGCTGTAGGGCAGCGCCAGCTCCAGCTGCGTGTCGCTGTTGATGCTCTTCACCTCCAGGGCCTGGCCTGGGAGGGAGAGGAGGTCGCCCGCCCGGGCGTACTTCACCCAGGCCGTGCCCGCCCCGACCACAGTGGCGGAGCCAGTCGTCAGCGTGATGGTGCCGGCGCGATACCAGGCCATCAGTCACCCTCCGACGCCGCCGGCGCTTCGGCGCGCACGGCCGTGGCGCCCGCCAGCACGTTCTCTTCGCCCTGGGCCGCCAGGATCTGCTCGTAGATCCACTGGGCGTTGTCGCCCTGGGGCACGGCCTTGATCGCCACCTGCACGGTGCTGACGTGTTGCTTGGCGGTGCGCGAGCTGAAGGAGCCGAGCGTGGCCACGGTGCTCTCCTGCACGAAGTTGATCTGGCAGAAGAACAGCTTGTGGAAGAGCAGCGGCGCTTCGGTGCGCGGGCAGGTGATGGCCTTCTCCAGGCCGATGATCGGTGCGGGGGCAGGGGTGCTCATGGGTCACTCCGAGGAGGGTGGAGGGGATGGCTCGGGCAGCGGCGGCCACGCGACGGCCAGGACTTCCTCGCGCGTGGCGGCGGCCTGGATCGCATCGCGCAGGGCCTGCCGCGTGCCCACCAGCTGCTGGCTGGCCGTCTGGAAGGCCTGCACGGCAGCCAGCGTCAGCGCGCGCATCTGGGCCGGCTCGATGCCGCGCGCCGCGGCGATGCCGTCCAGATAAGGCGTGGGGGCCGCCTGGTCGGCGGCCCACGCCAGGGCTTCGCGCTCCTGGCTCGGCCAGGTGCGCTGTTCGAAGTCGGGATAGCCGGCCGTCAGCGCCGCGGCGCGCCGCCGGCCCTCGGCGTTGATGCCCGCCAGCTGGGCGGCGCGCAGCTCGTCCAGCGTGCGCGGATCGATCCAAACATGCGTGGGCCAGTCGAAGACGTGCGCAGCGCTCGGCCGGGGCGGCATCGGCACCCACGTCTCCGCCACCAGGTCGCGGTAGTGCGCCTCGCTCGGGGGCAGCTCGTCCACCACGGTGCAGCCGGGTTCGGCATGCGGGCGCTGCGGCGCCATGGTGCCCATGAGCACGCGGCCGCAGGCGTCGACGACGGAGTAGGGCGCGAGCATCGTCAGGCCTTCTTCTTCGCGATGAAGAGCAGCACCGTGATGTGGCCGCCGTCCGTGGTGGTCGCGGTGCAACCGTGGCCGCCTTCGGTGCAGGTGAAGACGCTGCCCATGGAGCCCGAGGGGCTGCGCCAGGCATTCGAGCCGCCTTCTCCAACGTCAATCCACTGGGCTTCCTGGTACACGGTGGCGTCAGGCGCCCCGGTGAGCGTGCGCACGTGGACGGCGGGCGTGGTGGTCTGGCTGTCCGTCTGGCGGAAGAAGGCCAGCGCCATCACCTCCCACACCTGGCCCGCAGGCACGGTGAAGCCGATGGACACGGTGCTGTAGCCCACCGCCCACGCGGGCTGGATGATGGCGTTCCCGGCCACCTTCAACGTGCTGATGTCGGCATCCCGAATCCGCGCCACGTCGATGTACGTCACGCCGTCCTCGACCTTGAAGGGGGCGAAGAGCCCGGTGCCGCCCAGGTCGTTGGCCACCCGGAAGCTGCTGGCCAGCACCACCACCTCGCTCTGCACGTCGCTGCCGCCGCTGGAACTGCTCACACCGATGCGGATGCCGGCCATGGCTCGCTTGCCCGTGCTGCCCACGATCTCGGTCTTGATGAGCGACTGCGCCGCCAGGTTGCCGTCCAGCGTGGCAATGGTGGTGCTCTGGCTGCTCACCGTGGCCGACAGCGTGCCGATGGGCCCCACGCTGCTGGTCAGATAGGTGTTGTTCTGCGCCACGGCGGAATTCACCGTGGCCTCCACCTCGATCTGGTTGACGTACGCCGCCTCGATGTCGTCGACGCGGGCCACCACCGTGGTGATGCTGCTGGCCAGCGCCGTGTCGGCCGTGGCGCGCACCGTCTTCTCCTCCAGGATGTCCGCCCGGGCCTCGTCCAGGCCGACGCTCAGCAGACTGATCTGGCTGGCCATGGCTTCGTCCGCCGTCACCAGCAGCTCCACCTGCTCGACATACAGCGCGTAGTTGTTGTCCACCTTCGCTTCGAGGATGTTCACCTGCCGCTTCGTCTGCTTGCGGGCCTCGCTCACGGCGGCTTCGCTGCGCAGCACGCCGTTCAGGCCCAGTGCGGCCAGCTCGTCGCGGAACTGGATCGCCAGCGTGTCCACCCGCTCGATGTACTGCCCCAGCTCCGGAATCTGGTCGAAGTAGGGCAGCAGCATCACCGAGCGCGAGCCCCAGTCGCTCGTGTTGCCGGCCACGTCGACGGCCTGCACGTGGTACCAAACCAGCACGTCGCTGTCGGGCTCCATGCGCTGGAGCGACGTGGCCGGCGTCCGGCCGACTTCTTCGGCCGTCGCCTCCAAGTCGCCCAGCTTCACCACGTAGCGCGCCACCGGCTGGGTGGTGCGGCAGTCCTGCCACGCCAGGTTCACCGTGCGGCCCATGGCCACGCCGGCGACTGTGGGCGTGTCGGGGTCCAGCACTTCGAGCGTGGCCGAGACAGGCGTGCTCACCTCGCCGGCCGTGTTCTTGTGCTGGGCCCACACGCGCAGCGTGCCCGCCGGCATCCAGCCCAGCCGCCACGAGTCCGCCTTGCCCTCGAAGAGCGGCACGCCGTCTTCCCAGGTGTCGCCCTTGCGCAGCGCCGTGGTCGACCAGTCCACGCCCGCCAGGGCCTGCGGCAGGGTCCAGCTGGCGTAGATCCCGTCATCGCCGACCGTCAGCGCCAGGCCGGCCACGTCCTCGGGCTGCACGGCGGCCACGTGATAGGTGATGCGGCCGGCCTCGCCGGCACGCCCCAGGCTGTCGAAGACGCGGATCTCGATCTGCCAGGTCTGATCGCGCTGGGCCTGCAGCGTGTACGACTGCACCACCACGTCGCCGGCGACCTGGCGCAGCTCGGCACCGTCCACGCCCACCCACACCTGGGCCACGGCGAAGGCGCCGCGCACCTCCCACAGCACGTGCAGCAGGGTCACCCACGCTTCGCCCTGCCGCTCCTGCTCCGGCACCACGCGCAGGGCCTGCACCTTGGGCAGGTCCTGGGCCAGCAAGCTGTTGTCCGGCGGCGGCGCATAGATGCCGTTCCAGACGTAGTTCCAGAACTCGGGCGACTCCGGCACCAGCGACACCTTGGCGCCGTCCAGGTTGCCCTGTGGCGACACGTCGGCCACGCGCAGCTTCTGCCCGGGGGTGGCCTTGAAGTCGTAGATCCAGACGGTGTCGTGCGCGGGGTTGTCGGCCGTGCCCGGCAGCGCGGCGCCGGCCGGCCAGGCGCCCGCCAGCACCAGGGTGCGCGTCTCGCCCGTGAAGGCGGCCACAGCGAACACGCGGTAGCCGGTCTCCCCAGGAAGGCGAAGCCCCACGTAGCGGCTGGTCGCGCCGGTGGGCGAGACGGCCGGCACCAGGTCATCCAGCGTCAGCGTCACGATGCCGCCGCCGTCGCGGCTGAAGCCATTCAGGCGGCCGCTGTAGCCCCACTGGGTCAGGTCGTGGCTTACCGCCATCACGGTGCCGCGGCGGAACACCAGGTGCTCCAGGTCCACGTCGCAGGCCACAGTCTTGCGCTGGTAGACGTTCTGGGCCATCGCAAAGCGGGCCAGCAGCGCGGCATGCGCCTCGGTGGTCACGCCCTGCAGCTGCACGCGCGCCGTCTGCGTGGGGTTCACCACGCCCGGGGCCAGCACGCGGATGCTCTGCCAGGTGTGTTCCCGCTCCCGGTCGAAATACTGGTACTCCAGCTCGTCGGCCGTGGCCAGCGTGTCGTAGGTCACGCTGAAGCTCTTGGCCTTGATCGTGCCCATGTTCAGCACGCCCTCGATGGGATCGTCGTCGCTGAACCAGATCACGCCCAGCTTGCCGGTGTGCCAGCTCTTGGAGCCCATGCCCGCCGCGGCGATGGTGTCGATCAGGTCGCCGATCGACATCGTCTCCTGCAGGAAGAAGTCGAACTTGAAGCCCTTCACCGCGCAGAACACCATGAAGCCCTTCAGGCTCTCGATGTCGATCTGCTCGTCGGGCAGGCCCAGGCCGGCCACCAGCTCGCCGTCCTCGTAGATGCCGCGGGCCAGCATCAGGATCTGCGCGCCGGGGTTGGACAGGCCGTTATCCCGGTTCGTGGCCGTGGTCCAGGCGGCGCCGTTCCAGAAGGGGATGGAGCGCGCCACCGCCATCCAGTTGAGCGTGTCCACGCTGCCGTTGAGCTGCCCACTGGCCTTGATCTGCAGGCCCACGCGGCCTTGGCCGCCGTAGCTCGCCGTGTCCTGCTGGTAGCTCTTCAGGCCCACCCAGGTGGTGACCATCTGCACGCTGCTGAAGCCGCTGGGGTAGTCGGCGTTGAACTTGCGCACCCGCACCTCGTACTGCCCCAGCGGCACGCTGCGGCGCAGAGTGTGGCGGGCCGGCTTGCTGCCGTAGGTGCCCCAGGCCACGGCGTCGTTCTCGTTCACCCCGTCCCAGAAGCGCGTCCAGTCGCTGCCGCCCACCGGGCGGAACTCCATCTGCAGCTCGATCACCAGGAGGATGAAGAGCCCGTTCTGCGGATTGGTGGCGGTTCCGATCAGCTCGAAGTCGAGCGCGATCTGCATCGTGTTCGGGCTCGTGGTCCGCATCACCCACGCGCCGGGCCCGCCTTCGGCCGTCAGCACCGCGCCGGCCACGGTGTCCACGTTGCCGTACATGGCTGGCAACCCGGTGTTGCCCGTGCTGAAGCCGTCATAGCTCAGCGTCACGCCGCTGTAGCCGTCGATGCTGGTGGAGCCCAGGCGCAGGCTGTGCACGTGGCCGCAGTTCAGGCCGGCATGGAAGACCTGGAGCAGGTATTGATCGTCGCCCTCGAAGAACACGAAGGGCTGCGCGGCCAGGTCGGGCACGCAGTAGGGCTCACCCAGCACCAGGCCCATGGGCTCGAAGGGGCGCGTGCTGTTGCGGCCGCCCTGCAGGCTGTAGGTCAGGCCCTGGGTGGCGTTGCTCAGCTGCTTCTGGGCCTTGGGTGCCAGCAGCTTCGAGACGATCATGGAGCCAGCGATGGAGAAGATCGCCGTCCACCCTGCTGCGCCGATGCCCCATGTGCCCGCCATAGCTGCGCCGGCGTAGGGCGCGAATATCGCGATCACGATGGCCGCGATGTAGCCGATGTACTCCTTGCCGGGCGCCCGGCGCGCCTCGATCAGCATGCCCGGCTTCGGCCTCAGCCGGTGCCACATCGCCGGCGGCACGGCCAGGCCGCCCACAGTCACCGCCCAGCGCTCGGCCGGCAGCACGCCCTGGCGGGCCAGCAGGTCGGCCAGCGTCTCGCCCGGCACCAGGGCCGCATGGCGCACGTCCAGCACGCGCTGGCCCGCCAGCGTGATCGGGTGGGGCGTGACGATCAGCGCCGGCACCTTGGCCGCCTGCACGGCCTCCGGCGCGTCGGGTGCGTCCGGCACCACCCGGGCCTGCACCTCCAGCACGTCGTCCGGGTCCGGCCGCCTCACAGTGCCTCCCGCCACTGGTAGAAGCCTTCCACGCGCATGCCGCGCCGGCGCAGGTCCGCCAGCCGCTGCAGGTGGGCCGAGCCCAGGGCGTGGCTGTTGTGCAGCACCCAGGTCTCGCCGGCGGACTGGAACACGGTGCCGATGTGCCACAGCTCCGCGCCCGCGTCGTCGGCGGTCAGCAGCAGCACGCCGCAGCCCGTCTGCGGCGCCTCGATCCGGTCGGCCAGCTCGTCGCGCAGCGCGCGGATCTGCGCCGCCTGGCCGCGGGCCCCCATCGGCCGGCGCCGGTGCAGCGGCAGGGTCACCAGTCGGTCCCACAGCTCCCACTGCACCTTCACGGCCAGGTCGGCGCAGTCGAACTCTCCATCCAGGTAGGGCAGGCCCACGTAGGCCTGGGCGCGCCGGAGCATCTCGTCCATGCCCATCACCCCGGGAAGACGGCCGGCGCCGTGCGCGGGTCGAAGCGCACGCGCACCGCCGGCAGGCGCATCACGTCATCCGGCCCCATCGACGCGGAAACGCTCTGCACGGTTGCCCGCACCGACGACAGCGGCGAGGTGAAGGCGTATTCCACCGTGTCCGGCGAGCCGCGGTACACGATGGAGATGGTGGCCGTCAGCACCGCGCCCGGCGGCAGGCGTTCCAGCTCGGCCGTCAGTTCGCGGCCCACGTTGTCCACCTGCAGCTGGGCGCGCGGGATCTCCTTGCTCTTGTCCTGCGGCAGGGTCACCGCAAAGGGCAGGGCGATGTAGTCGATGCCGCGGCTGGTGAGCCCGCGCGTGTCGTTGACGATGTGGACCGGCCCCGACAGGGAGGGATGGTCGATGTCCAGCAGCACCAGCATGCCGCCGGTGTCGTCCACGCGCTGCAGGGCGCGCACAGTGCTGGGAGTCAAGCTCATGGCCCGGCACCTTAGGTGCCGCGGCAGGACGAAAAAAGGGGGCCAATCGGCCCCCAGAGTGCACGGCGTGCCGGCGCTATTCGCCCGCCGGCGGCCCCTGGAGTGGCGCACCACCCAGCTCGAAGCCCTCGAGCACCGCCTGGGTGTGGGCCATGGGCTCGGCCGCCTTGGTGGACTTCCAATAGGACCGGTTCATGAGCTTCGGCGCCTGCGGATGGTCCGTGGCGTGGATCATGTAGTACATCACCCGACCTTCGCTGCCGCGGTCGTGGATGGGCCACGCCAGGGCCTTCTTGTAGCCCAGCTCCCGCTGAAAGCGGTCCACGAACAGCTCGGCCACGTCGACCTGCCGTGCATTCCGCACGATGTCCACGTCGTCACGGCCCCACCAGGCCCGCAGCTTGTCCTCCTGCTTGGTGGTTCGCGACATCGCCCGGTTGAGCCAGCCTACGGGCACGAAGTAGAACAGCTCGATCTTCGACAGCGACTTGTAAGCCGCCAGCTTCTCCACCGTCTTCCACTGGCATTCGAAGGTGCGCTGGTCCAGCAGGCAGAAGGTTGCCTCGCGCTCGCCGATGTTGTCTGGGGTCAGGATCGAGTCGACCACCACGTTGAAGTCGCCGCCGAGGATCTCGATCTTCCGCTTGTCGCCGGCGTCCCGGCGCTCCTGCTTCAGTTGTTCCAGGCGGCCCACCTGGGCGGGGGATAGATCGCAGAGCATGAAGCGCCTGATCCATGGCGGCTTGATCTCCAGCACACGCTTGGCCGACCAGGAATCGTCGTTGTATTCCTCGACCTGGGGGCCGGCGAAGCCATCGATGTACGTCCCATGGTGCGTGACCATGATGAAGTGGTAGACGTACTGCTGAATCAGCTTCGACTTGTTCTCGGTCCACACCGGATAGCCATCGAAGGCGCTCTTCCGGAAGGTGGACGGCATCTCAACCACGCCGCCGGCAGTCTGCGGCGGGTCGGTCAGCTCGTCGGCGTCGAAAAGCTTCAGGCTGTGTGTGTCAGGCCCCTTGTCGCGGGGAATTGATCCCATGTGCGTCCTCGAAGAATGCGCCCTGCGGCGGTCTTGCCAACACTGACGACAGGCACGGCCTCTCTACCGCGGTAGAAGCGGACGACCTTCTTCTCCGGCAGGCCTTGCGGAAGTGCAAGGGGATCGACCGGAGCCCAGTGCCCCCATTGCTTGAAGTGAAAGGGCACGCCCGCGTCGGCACACTGCTTCTGCAGCGCCTCCGGCCACGCTGGGTTCATCGGTCTTGCACCGTGCCCGCTCTCACCACCCGCAATCACCCAGTCGACACGCACGCCTGCGGCATTCGGCTGCAGGTAGGCGGTCAGATCCAACTCACTTAGAAGGGGCTCGCACGACACGAAGCGCACCGAGGGCGTGTCGAACTCGAGCAGGTAGCGCAGCCGCTTCTTGGCGTATTCGGCGTTTTCCACCGTGGTGCCGAGCCACACGTGCTTTGGCAACTTGTAGCCCTTGGGCAGCAGCTTCTTCACCAGGTGGATGCGCTTCGTCAGCAGCAGCCAGTCCAGCATGGGCGTGGCCTCGATCAGGTCCAGCAGGCGCTTGCGGGGCTCGATCAGGTCGTCGCGGTTTTCGAACACATCCGCCATGGAGGCGCAGAACACCCGGCGGCGCACGCCTTCGGCCTCCGCGTCGCGGTTCCACTTCAGCGGTTCTTTCCAATGAGCGTCGCCGAAGAAGCGGCGGCCCGTTTCGGGGCCCCAGACGTCCGAGCCAACGCGCTTGGCCCAGGCTTCGGCGTAGCAGTGATCGCAGGCCGGCGACACCTTGACGCAACCCCACCAGGGGTTGAACGTGTGGTGCGTCCACTCGATGCGTGAATCCTTGGCCATGTTCAGTCCAGTCTATGTGTTGGGGGCACGGCCGCTATCGGCCGAAAGGTAGGGGCGCCGCCGCCATTGTCCGGTGAGCAGCGCGGGCGGCGCTCCCAGTCGGATCAGGCCGCAGCGCCCTTCGTGGCGTTGGCCAGTGCGCCGGCGCGGGCGCGCCAGCCTTCCACGTTGAGCATGGCCGCCAGGTCGGCCGCCACGTTGTCCATCGACAGGCAGATGGGCTCCACCAGCTCGCGCAGGTTGCCGGCCTGCAGCTCGTGGCCGGGGGCGCAGCCCTCCAGCAGCTGGGCCAGGCCCTGCAGGGCGCTGCTGGCCCGGGCAGCGTCGTCAGTGACGCCGGAGAGCATGTCGATCAGCTCGATGCTGAGCTGCCGCTGGATCTTGGCGGGGTAGGACTTGAAGGGGGAGGGAGCCCTGACGGACTCGGTGGCGGTGGCAGTGGTAGCCATGGTGTGGCCTCGCAGATGGTCGATTTGCTACAACCACCGCTCCCGCTGTCAAACGAGGGCGGCGGCTCGAACGGGTTGACAGACCGGGACCACTTGCGTAAGCCGGCAGGGCGTGAGCCCTCCCGCCGAGCCGCCAAAACTGGGGCGCGAACGAAAAAGCCGCATTTCAACAGGAAGCGTTGATGCGGCCGACGCGGCAGTGATCTTCGAGCTGTCAAACTCGGCCTGATTCACCATCAGGCACTGCGACTTTACTGCATTAAAGTCGCAGTGATCAACTAGGAGAGGGAACGTTCATGAAGCTGTGGAGGCTGCTGGGGGCTGTTCTCGCTGTCGTTGCGCTGGCGGGATGCGCGGTGGGGCCCGTCGATGCGCAGAGGCTCCAGCAGAGTGCCGCAGATGCGCTGCCCGTCGCAGACAACGCGGTGCGCTTCGTCTCGCCCGTTGAATGGCACGCGAACACGCGCGGCTTCAGCGATGCCAGAAATCTCCGGATGGCTTCGTATCCGAAGTCCGGCGTGATCGTGCTGACGAATCAGAGCATCTACATCGAGCAGTGGGACTCGGATCGCTTCAGCATCCTGAAGCGCATCCCCATTGCCCGGCTGATCGAAGCCTCCATCGACACCTTCGGAGGTGGGGACAGACTGGTGCTGCAGTTGGATGACTACGAGACGCACACCTTCCTGTTCGTCGACAGCTTTTCCATCGTCGTGTCTCGCGGCAAGGCAAGAGAGTTCTGGGCCCTGATGCCGTCGGCGATCAGAAAATAGGGCCTGGGCTACAGCACGGCGCGCAGGTACTCCACCGTCACCTGCCGCTTGCTACGCGCCCAGGTGCCCGTCGCCGGCGTCAGCGCGCCCAGGTCGCCGCCCACGATGCGGGCCTGCACCACGGTGCCGGTGCGTGGGTGGGTGAAGTCGAACCAGGCCAGGCCCTGGCTGTAGAACCAGGTCTCGAAGTCCGCCGCGGCCTGGGCCGTGTTGAAGAACAGCGTCACCGGCACCTCGGTGAGCGCGTCGGCGGCAATGCGGCGCTGCTTGGGCACGCCGCGCTCCATCTCGCTGCGCAGCATGATGGGCGCGGGCTTGTCGGCGCTGTCGGTCCAGCTCAGCCGGACGTAGTCGTGGGGGAAGGCTGCCATGGTCAGCCCACCGCCGTCGACAAGCCGTAGCGGCTTTCCATCGCCCGGCTCATGGATCCCTGGCCCGTGGCCACGCGCTCGGCCATGCGGCCCTCCAGCTGGTCCAGCACCATGTCGATCTGCAGGCCCTGGTCGGTGCGGCGCTGCTGTACCGTGGCGCTGACGGGCTGGCCGTTGTTCGTCACGTTCACCTGCACCGGCAGCGTGACGGCGCCGGCGCCAGCCCCGTGCACGCCCACGCCCAGGGAGCCGTCCGGGCCGCGCTTGAGCGGCATGATGGCCTCGGGCCCGGCCTCTGCGAACACGCCGGCGCCCTTGGCGAAGGCGAAGAACTGCGGGCTGCTGTAGACCTGGCTGCTGAAGGCGGACAGGGAGGGCGAGGTGTAGACGCCGCCCTTGGCGTTCTTGGTCGGATCGGCCAGGATGTTGTTGACCAGGTTGTCCATGCCGGCCTGAGTCTTCGGCCCATACGTGTTGTTGATGCTCATGCCGGCTTCGTCGCCAAGCCATCCGGAGGCGGCGCCCATGATCGACTTCAGCACGCCCGACATGGCCGCGCGGGTCTGGATCCGGATGATGTCCGCAATGATCGAGTTGGCCAGGCTCTTGAAGTCCAGCTTCCCGGTCTGGGCGAACTTCACCAGTGCATCCTCCATGCCCTTGAAGGCGTTGGTGAAGGCGGCTTCGGTCTGGCCGGCCACGTCGGCGGCGCTCGTCTGGTAGTTGTTGAAGGCCTGCAGGGCGCCCAACGCCCAGTTGCCTTGCCGCTCCTTCAGGCCGGCGTAGTAGGCGTCGTGATCCGCCAGCGACTTCTTCAGGGCCAGCTCGATCTCGCGGGCTTCAGCCTGGTAGGCGGCCGAGCCCATCCAGCCGCCCTTTGACGCGCGCTCGGTCAGGTCCTGCTGCAGCTTCACATACCGGTCCTGCAGGTTGAAGGTGGATTCGAGCTGCTCACGCGCCTCGCTGCCCAGGCCGAAGACGGCCAGGCGGCGGTCGTATTGCTGGGTGAGGTTGCGCTGCAGCTCCTCCCGGTTCGCGCGCAGCCCGATCAGCGCCTGCTCGGCGCGCTTGGCCACCTCTTCGCGCTCCTTCTCCTTCTTGGCCTGGGCGTCCTTGATCGCCACCAGGCGCTCGGCCAGCACGTTCTCCTTCAGCTGAGCCTCGATGAGGCCTTCGGCCGCCAGCAGGCTCTTCTGATCGGCCGTCAGGACCTTCTTCTCCTTGAGGTCGGCGATCAGCTGGATGAACTCGGCCTGCTTGCGCTGGGCTTCGGTCAGGCGGTCGGTGCTGGCCAGCTGCGCCAGCGTCGCCGCATTGGAGTCGCGCAGGCCCTGCAGATAGCGGGTGGCTGCGTCGTCGGTGTAGGCCTTGGGGGCGCTGCCTTTCTCGGCCGCGGCCTCGCGAGCCCGGCGCACCTGCTCTTCGATGTCCTTCTCGGGCAACTTCATCGCGCGGCCGGTGGTGCGAATGTTGTCGATCTTCTTTTCGAGCTGCTCCTGCTTGGTCAGGTTGGCCTGAACGATCTTGCTCCACTCCTGATCGGCGGCTTGATAGGCCTTCACCTCGCGAGCGCGGTCACCCTCCGCGGTCGCGGCGCGGCGTTGCAGCAGCTCTACCTCCTTGAGGGCGGCCAGTTGCGCCTGCAGGCCTGCGAGGCGAGTCTGGCCGCTGGCCGAGCGGCCTTCGGTGCCTGTCTGGATGCCGGAGATCTGCCGTTCGAGCGTGGCGATCCTCTCGTTCGTGGACGAGGTTCGGCCGATGCCCAGCATTGCGTCCCATGCCTCCATGGCCCCGTCGCGCACGGCGCGCCAGGCCTTGGTCATGATCCCGGCGTTCTGTTCGACCTGGCGGGCCCGGGTGCTCAGCGCCTGCGCGTAGGCCTCTTGGGCAACAGCGGCAGCGGCTTCCTTCTGGCCCTGTTCCTCCAGGTCCCGGATCCGCTTGTAGGTGCTGATGGAGAGATAGTTCATCTGCTCGTTCAGCTTGGCCGAGGCCTTGGCCGGGTCCTCGCCCAGCCGCACGTATTCCTTGACCGTGTTGGAGATGGCCGTGCCCGTGGCGCGCTCCCATGCGATGGCGGCCACGCCGAGCTTCTCGAACTCGTTGCCGGCGATCTGCCCGCTCGCCGTCAGCTGCTGCAGAACGTCGATGGCTTTGGACTCGGTCGAGATCACCTTGTCCATCCTGGCCGCCATGTCCAACATCTGGGCGGAGGTGGTGCCGGCGTAGTTGCCGGAGAGGATGAGCGCGTCGGCGAGGCCGCGCACTTCGTCCTTGCCCTTGGAGGCCGCATAGCCCACCAGCGCCACGCCGGCCGCGGCCGCGGCGCCGATGCCCACCATGGCGCCCAGCGACAGGTTCAGGCCGCCGGCGGCGTTCGTGAGCGTGCCCAGGCTCCCGGCAGCGCCCTGCAGGTTGCCGGAGGCGAGGTCCTTGCCGAGCTGGACGGCCGCCTGGCCCGCCTGGCCGAGCTGCTCGCCCATCTCGCGCATGGTGGGCGCGGCCTTCTTCGCGTTCTTGTCGGCCGTGTCGAGGCGGCCGCTCATCTCGTCCAGGTTGCGGGCCAGGTTCTTCACCTGGTCGCTGGAGAGCTTCATGCCGTTGGCCAGCTCGACCGTGCCATCGGCGCGGATGATGATTCCGACTTCTTCGACCTGGCTCATGGGCCTCCTTCAATCGCTGGCCAGCACGTCCAGCACCTCGTCTTCGATCATGTCCAGCCGGTGGGCCTGGGCGTCCACCTCGTCCTGGCCCTTGGGGCCGAGCCGGGCCCGCAACTGAGCCCAGTCCAGTCCCACCCAGCCGCCGAGCGGCGCCAGCCGCCAGCAGCGCTGCACGCGCCAGAACAGCGCGATGGCGGGCCAGTTCTCCGGCCACACCGCGAAGGGGCCCGGCGCTGCCGGCGTGTCGTCGCGTCCGCTGTCCTCATCGGCCCAGGCGCCTGCGGCCTCCCACGTTGCCTCATCGATGCCCCAGCGCTGCCGCTCCCTTCGGTCGGCCTCGGCGTCGCGCTTGGGCCGCCTGGCACTGCGGGCCCAGTGCCGGGCGGCCGCCCTCAGTTTTTTTCGGCGGCCACCCCGCGCAGCGCCGCCAGGTAGGTCGCCACCACCGCCGCCGGCGCGCGGTCGACGGCGAGGATGCGGGCCTTCAGCGCAGCGTCGCTCGGCAGCCAGTCGCCGTCATCGCCGCGCACGTCTTCGACCGCGATCAGGGCGTCTGCAGCCAGGTCGGCGTCGGTGCGCGGCTTGCCGCCGGGGGCGAGCCATTCCGCCAGATCTTCGGCGCGGCGGTACCGGAACACGCCCGTGAAGGTGGCGAACACGTAGCGACCATCGGCGGGCACGGGCACCTTGACCTCCCAGCGGAAGTCCTTGGGCTCCACGAGGGCGAAGAACGGGGTCTTGTCGTCAGGCATGGTCAGGTGAGGGTGATCAGGTACTGGTCGTTGCCGGCCTGCGGCTTCAGGTTGTAGGTCGCCGTGACCATCAGGATGCCGCGGTCCTCTTCCTCGGAGAGGGTTACCAGCTGCGCCGCGGCGGCGCCGAACGCCACGCGGTTGCCGGCGACCTGGCCGTGGGTGAGCGACAGGGCACGCACCTGGTTCGTCTCCAGGTCAGCGTAGACGCTGGACTGGGCCACGGTGGGCAGCTCGAACTTCAGGATGGCCTGCGCCTCGGCGTCGGTGGGCACCACGTCTTCGGCGCCAGCGAAGTTGCGGTAGCTGTTCTGCCGGCCGGCGCGGATCTCGACGCGCTGGCACTTGAGCGCCAGGGCGCCCAGGGTGACCACGCTGTTGCTCTTGTTGAAGCCCTGGGGCTTCTGCAGCGTCGGCATCGTGGCGGCCGGCATGGCCTGGTCGGTCGGCGTTTCGTAGGTGCCGAGCAGCGAGAAGTTCGCGCGGGGCACCTTGCCTTCCTCGAACACCCAGTTCACGTCGCCGCGGCAGTAGGTCATGCGCCGCAGGAAGCCGTCGTCGTTCACCAGCAGCGTCGCCGCCTCCATCGCATCGGAGACGGGGTTGAACACCACGCTGGTGGCAGCGGTGACGACGGCGGCGTGGCCGGCGGCGCGGTACATGGCCAGCAGCGGCGCCGGCAGGTTAGTGCCCAGCGGCGTGCCGCCGCCGACCACGGGCAGGGTGAAGCTGCAGCGGCGCGACAGGCTCACGGTGAAGCTGTCCTTGGCGCCGTAGTAGCCCGCGGCGTACTTGAACTCGTCGGTGACGGGCTCGGCGGCGTTGTCCCACTTGAAGTCGACGGCCATGAGGGCGTCGGTGGCCGGGTTGGGCACGGCCGGCGTGCCGGGCGTGGCCTCCACCTTCACCTGGACGAGGCGGCGGTTAGTTTTCATCGCTGGTTCCTTCGGGTTGTGCGGTGGGCGCCGGTGGCGCCGCGGCGGGGTCGGGCAGGCCCTCCAGCTGGGTCAGGGTGTTCGCGGCGGGGTCGAGCTGGTAGACGCCGCCGCGGTCGGGTACCGGTGCACCCGGTGTGGCGGTGGAGGTGTCGGGGCTGGTTCTCTTGGGCATGGGTCTTCCTGGAAGTGCGAAGGTGCTCAGGCGGCCTTCTTGACCTTCTCGACGGTGCGCAGGCTGCCCAGGCCCAGCATGCCCAGCAGTAGGGGCCACAACTCGGCGGTGTCGATTTCGGGCAGGGTCACCGGATGGCCGATGGCCTGGCACAGCATGAACAGGGCGGGGCCACCGATGTACTTGAAGGCCACGGCCAGCCCGCACGTCCAGCCGACGAAGGGCCGCCAGCCGGCGACGAAGAGGCGCGTGCTGGCGGCCTCGATCCGGTTGACCTCCGTTTGGGCCGTGGCCATGGCCACGTCGGCCTTGAGCTGTTCCAGGTCCCCTTGCTGGGCAAGCTCGACCAGGCGGAGCTTGGCGGCGTCGGCGGCCGTCTTGTCCGGCAGCACCTTGTCGAAGATCTGCGTGATGAACGGCAGGAGCTGAAGCAGGGCGCCCATGGTCAGCCTTTCGCGGCCGCGTACGCGGCGGCCAGCTTGGTGTCGTAGCGGTTGGCGGCGTATTCGGGGCCGTTGTAGCGGCGCGCGAAGTCGGCCCAGCGGTGTTCGCGTAGCTCGTCGGCCAGCCCCTCGGAGGCGATGAACTCCACGAAGGCGTCCAGTTGGTCACCCTCGCTGCGGTACATCGCGTTGATGAAGGACTGCAGGCTGCTGAAGCCACAGGCCTCGTAGTTGAAGCCCATGATCTGGAACCGCCCCCAGCTGGCCGACTGCAGAGCCATGGGACGGTCAAGAGCGGCGGCGCGGGCCAGTCTGTCGTGTTCCGCCGCTCCGCCGATGTAGCCGCCGGGCTTGGGGCTGCTGATGTCGGGGTAGCTCGCGTCGTAGGCCCTGCCCGTTCGTCTGCTGAACTGATGCCGCTCGAAGAGGATCACCGGCCGGCCATCGGGCAGGAAGCCGCCGCGGGGTGCCTCCACCTGGCACACGGCCTGGATGGCGGCGATCTCGCAGCCCAGCGTGGCGGCGGCGCGGGCGAAGTCCGCCGGCGTCAGGACGGGCTTCATCGTTTGGCCCCCGTGTCCGCCGCGCGGCCGCGCAGGATGGCCACGCCTTCCTTGATGTCGTCGACGGTCTTGCGCAGCTCGCGCATGTCGGTGCGCAGATCCTTCAGCGCGTTCTCCTGCGCCAGGTCGGCACGCTCGGCGGCCAGCTTGTTGGCGGTCACCTCCACCTTCTGCGTCTCCAGCTCGCTCTTGAGGGCGGCGTAGCCCATCACCATGCCGACCACGAGCACGCAGATCTGCAGGATCGTCCCGGTGTTGATGGTCGGGTCGAACTTCATGAGGCGCCTTTCCTCGGAATGCGGGGTGTCGTCGGTCATACGTGCCTCAGTTCGAAGCGCAGGGCAAACCAGCCGATGGGGTGCTCCATCTGCTGGCTCTGCGTGTACTCCAGGGGGTAGGCGCTGCCCAGGCCGGGCGGGTGGGCCTGGCCGAACCAGCCCAGCACCTCTTCGAGCAGCGCCGTTTCGGCCCGCTCCGTCTCGATGGGCTTTTCCTTCTCGCCCACCTGTACGTAGCCCACGATGGAGCCCTTGACGGTGCCCAGTTCGCCCTCGCGGCCCTGGTAGTTGGCAAAGCTGCCTCCGCCGGCGGCGACGACGCACACCACGCCCTTCTGCAGGTCCTTGATCGGGATCTGGGCGGGGTCCAGCAGCGTGCGCTGTACCACGCGGGTGGGCAGCAGCGTCTGCATGTCGGTCTTCATCAGCTCCAGCAGCGTGTCGCGCTGGCTCACGCGGGCCGAGGTCATGACGTACCCCCTGCGCCGCTGCTGGCCAGCACCACGCGGCGCAGGGCTTGCGCCACGCTGCCGGCGAGCTCGCGCGCCGTGGGCTCCACGAAGGGCGTGGCCTGGGTGCCGCGGCGCCGGATGTGCCAGGCCAGGCCTTCGTAGCGGTCGCGCAGCTCGCGGCTTCGGCCAGCCGCGGCCCGGGAACCGCGGCGCGGGGTGCGTGTGCCGGCGAAGGCGCGGCGCTCCAGCCAGCGGACCAGGTCGGTGGCGGCCGGATCTTCGAAGCGCGGAATGGGGCCGGGGCGCGTGCCGCGCTCCCGCCAGCCGGCATAGGGCATCGCGGGCCGAATGGCGACCGTGTCGCCCTCCAGCACCGGGCGGATGCTGTTGGCCAGCAGCGACTGCGCCTTGGGGGCCAGCTCGCGCATGCGCACGGCCACGCGGCCGCCCTGCACCAGCATCTCCCGGCGCACGGCGCCGGGCAGCGCCGCGGCGCGGGCGGCGATGCGGGCCGCGGCCTCGTGTGCGTTGTGCTGCACGCCGGACATCAGCGGGTCTCCTTGAAGACGCGCAGCAGCTGCTCGTACAGCGCGGCCGGCGTGCTGTTGCGCGCCACGCCGCTCACGCCGTCACGCATCTGGACGGGCTTGCCGGCGTTGCGCATGGCCAGCTCGCGCATGGCCTCGACCTGAGCGCGCAGCAGCAGGAGGCCGCGATCGGCCTCGGCGATGGTGGTGTTCTCGGCTACCGCGCCGAGCACGTGGCGGCCGAAGTACCAGAAGCGGAAGCTGTAGCCCAGCGCGCCGATGTGCTTCCACGTCGGCGCGGGGTCGAACAGCAGCCACCACTGGCCATCGTCGCGCGCGGCGCTCACGCGGGGCAGGGCGCCGGGATAGCCCGGCTCCCAGGGGCGCGGCATGCACCGGTCCCACAGGTGCGTCTTGTAGGCGGCAAAGTCCGGCACGTTGGCCAGGCTGTACCGTGGCAGGCCAGCCTGCAGCTCCACGCCGCCCAGGCGCGTCAGGGGCCGCTTGGTCTCCATGTCCGGCAGCGCCTGGACCAGGAAGCGCTTGAAGGCCGCGTCGTCGTCGCTCTCGAAGACGGTCGCCGCATCGTGCAGCGTCTCCTTGAGGTCCGCGATCAGGTCTTCGAGCGACATCGTGCCGGCCATGGTTCTCCCCTGGTGCGCCTCAGGCGTCCGGGCCCTGCAGGGCGGCCAGTGCCGCGCGCGCCTCGGTCAGCTCGGCATCGGCGGCCGCGCGGGTCTCGGGCGTCGCGGCGGCCAGCAGGGCCTCGGCGTCCTTCACGCGCTGCTCCGCAGTGCCCAGCGCAGCGATGCGATGGGCCTCCTGCTCGGCCTCCAGCGCCTCGTTCGAGCGGCGCAGGCGCTCCGCGTCGATCAGGCCCAGCAGCGTGGTGCGCGGCGTGGCCTGGGCGCCTTCCAGCTCCGCCAAGCGGTCCAGGGCCTCCTGCTTGAGTGCAGACAGCTCCGGCTTGATGGCAGCGATCGACTGGGCGCGCAGCTGCTCCAGCAGCTCGTCCTGGGAGGCGGCGGGCGGCGGCTCGTCGGCGGGCGGTGGCGTGCGGTGCTCGGGCGGCAGGAACATCTCGTCGATGTCCCGGCCCTCGCCGGGCTGGATCATGCAGCCGCCCACGAACATGACCTCGCGGCCCGTGTTCTCGATGTACTTCTTGGCCATGGCGATCAGGCCACGCGCGCCACCCGGGCGCCGGCGCTGTACACGATGATGCTGGTCAGGCTGTTCTTCAGCGGCGTCGGGGTGTGCGACACCACCCACTGCGTGCCGAAGGCCTCCTGCTGGTCGGTGAACAGGCCCTGGGCGTTGCGCACCTGCTGCTGCTCCGTCATGGAGAAGGGCTTGACCATGCGGAACCGGGTGTTGCCGCGCTCGCCCACCATGATGCGGGTGTCGCCCATCACCAGGCCCGGCGCGCGCGGGTTGAAGGTGGGCACGCCCTTGGTGATGCCCACGCTGCCGTCCGGGCCCAGGCCCGTGGCCGTGCGCGCGCCGGAGGCAGTGAAGCTCTCGGCCTGCGTCAAGGCGTTGTCGAGCGCGCCGCTCATGATGGCCACGTTGGCCGTGTAGAAGCGGTCGTTCTCCACCACCACCTTCCGGCTGCCGATGGCGGTCAGCAGGCGGTCGTAGCGCTGCCGCACCGTCTCGCCGTTCACCGCGTCGGTGTCGAACAGCGAGCGGTTGGTACTGGCCTTGCCCACCACGGAGAGCACCCAGCCGTTGGTGGGTGCCACCACGGCGCCGGTCTGGTCGACGAAGCGCAGCTCGCCCAGGTTCCAGTCCATGACGTAGTAGAGGCCGTTGGCCAGGGCCGAGCCGTCCGCCGGCAGCACGTAGGGTGCGCGGGCCACGCCGTTGAGCGTCACCGTCAGCGGATTGACGGTGGCACCCACCTGATTGCCCTGGATGTCGTACATCGTGCGGGGGCGCACCACGGGGAACTTCGTGGTGACGAACACCGTGTTGTTACCGTTGACCTGGGCGGTCAGCACGTCGTTCAGGTCGGCCAGCACGGCCTCGTCGGCGCTGAAGACCAGTTCGTTGTAGTTCAGTGCCTCGGTGTCCTCGGCCACGATGCGGACGATGTTGCGCACGTTCTCGGCAACCGGGTCCCAGTCGATGGGGGAGGCGCTCATCAGCAGCTTCAGCTCGGAGCTGACCAGGTAGGCGAGCTTTTGCGGCAGGGGGCGGGCCTCTTCCTGCGTCTGGATCACGCCAGCGCGGCGGATGCCCTGGCCTTCGTAGCGGCGCAGCGCCGAGACTCCGGCGGCCGTCACGTCGCGGTAGCTGAAGGGCACCGTGATGACGTTCGCGAACGGCGCCGTGCCCACGTTGACCAGGTTCAGGCTGGTGAGCTGGTAGAGCGCCTCGCGCAGCACCGTGCGCTCGGCCACCACGGGCACCTTGACGTCGGCCACGCTGCCCACGCCGCCGGCGAGCATCTTGTGCTCCGCGTCCAGCTTGTGGCCGTGTTCGCGGTCGAAGGCGGCCAGGGCTTTCTCGGCGAATTCCTTGTTGGCCGCAAGCAGCTTGCCGCCGGTCTTCTCGAAGCGGACGGCCTCGCTCATGCCGGTGTAGCCCAGGCGCTTGTCCACGGTCTCCTGCAGCGACTTGATGCTGTTGCTGCTGTCCACGGCGATGCGGGCGCTGCCTGCGATCTCCACGTAGCCCAGCCCCTGCAGCTTGGCCTGCGCGGACAGCTGCTGCACCTGGCGCACCTGCAGGCCAGCCAGGGCCTTCACCTGGTCGTCGGTGCTGGCCACCGTGATGAGCGGCGCCACGGCATCGGCCAGCGCCTTGATCTCGGGCTCGGCCAGTTCCTTGAGGTCGGCCTTCAGGGTGTCGCTCAGGAGGGTGAGGCGGCCCTGCAGCTTGGTCTGGGCATCGGCCGCGGCGGTGTCGCGATCGGCCAGCGCCTTCTGCACTGCGGCGGCGACGTCGGTCTGGGGCGTGGCCAGGGTGATGGTGACGTTCTGCGGCGTGGGCTGGGCCGGGTTGCCCTGGCCGAGGGCCTTGAGCTGGTCGAGCACGCTCTGGCCGGCGGCGGCCCAGGTGTCGACGAGGGCCAGGCTCTTCACCTGGTCGCTGGCCGCGGCGTCGAACTGCTTCTTGGCCTCGGCCAGCAGCTTCGTCGCCACGTCGTCGGAAAGGCCCAGTGCCTTGTACTTGGCCTTGAGTTGGTCGAGATAGTTCACGTGCTGCTCCTGCAGTTCTCGAAGAAGGGAAGGGGAGATCGCCGTCCGTGCGGGGGCGTCGTGGTCGGCGTCGTCGGCCGACAGCTGGATCGGGTCCAGGCGCTTGATGACGGGGCGGGTGGTGAGGCCGGCGGCCAGAAGCGTGCAGCCGTGCTGCTTCTTGGTCTCGGGATCCTCGAAGGCCTCGTGGTACTCAGCGGACAGGTAGGCGAAGCCGCGGTCCTTGACGGCCTGGATGCCGAATGGCGTCCACTCCACCAGGGCGCGCAGCTTGCTGCCTTCGACGGCCAGCTTGAGCACCTTCGCGGCGGCGCCATCGCTGTGCCGGTGCGCGACGTCCAGGAAGATGTCCTGTCCTACGACGCGTGCGTCGAAGTTGCGCACCATCTGCTGCAGCATCGACAGCGTGATGCTGAAGTTGCCGTAGCGCGGGTCGGAGAAGTCGCCGGCCCGGGTGACCGTCACCCAGGACTGCGTCGCCCCATCGGCCAGCGTGATCGCCTGTGAGAGGAAGCGCACCAGCCCAGGCGTGGGCTTGTCATCCTCGGCGAGCCGGATGTGCCGCCCGGCCGGCGCTGCTGCAGAGCCTGCGAGCAGTGCTGCCGCCAGGGCGATGAGGGAGCGTTGTTTCTTCATGATCCAGTACCCGTTGCGGGCTGGATCATTCGGGCTTCATCGGGGCAAAAAAAGGGGGCCAACCGGCCCCCTGGATCGTCTTGAAAGCGGTTCGCCCACTACGGCGAACCCACCTGTTCCGCAGAACAGGTCCACCACTCGTGCGCAGTCAGAACAGACTCTGCAGGGCCTCCAACACCTTCCCGATCAGCTGAGACAGCATGGCGCCGCCGACAAGGCGGACAAGCTCAGGGCTCAGCATGACGCGGGAGGTTGCTGGACGGCAGTGCATACATGCAGCCATCCGTGCCTCCTTTCTGCTTAGGTTGTCGAAACATCCAGCAGAGGTGACACTCGGGGAGCCGACCAAGCCCGTCCGGGTGTCACCCTGATGGTTCCTCCTCCGAGGGCAAACCAGGCCAGTTCCTTAACCGGACCTGGCCTTTTTTGCGCCTGGGAGTTGGCAGCAATCATAAACAGGTTCCGGGCGGCAATTAAAGGTCTTTGACGTCCTAGATTTAAATAGTGCTCAATGAGGCCGAATCGAACCGAATCGTGATGGGAGTTGGACGGCCGTGAACTCTGGCGGACTGGCGTGGACGCGATGCGCCGGCGCTGCCCCGTCGTCTGGACGGTTGTGGTGTCAGTGCGGTCGCGAATTTCCGCACGGCGTGGCTACGGATTCGCGCGCATGCAGGCTTGCGCGCGCTGCTGCGGCGGCCCTACAGCGCAAGCACGGCGGCCCGGTACCGCGAGCACGGCGGCCCCACCGCGCGAGCACGGCGGCCCGGTACCGCAGGCACGGCGGCCGCACGGCGCGAGCATAGCGGCCCGGTACCGCGGGCACGGCGGCCGCACGGCGCGGGCACGGCGGCCCGGTACGGCGAGCACGGCGGCCCTATGCCGCGAGCGCGGCGGCCGTGAGCGCGGGCGCGGCGGTTCGGTTCGGGAGCCCTGTTTCGCTCGCGGAAATCGCTGTCTATTTTTGATTCTCTAATTAGAACTATCAAATGATTAATCAAACAATGCATCAAATTGGTTTTCAAATATTAGGTTAGAAATTCGTTCCCGCGAACCCAACGCCACTTGTCTACGCTTATCTACACTTGTTTTAGAGGGCCTAATTTTCGGAGCCCCTTCTTCGAGTCTGAAAATTCAGCGGCTGAAAACTTCGAAGTTTTCGCGACCAAAGTTGAAGAACTGCACCGCTTCGATGCGCAGGTACCGCGCTATTCGACTCGCCCGCGCACCGCGCGCAGGGGGCTGCGGATCATCCCAGTGCGAAGCAGCCCCTGGTCGAAGTAGCTCGCCTTGGTCTTGCCCAGGACGCCGTCGCGCTGTTCGGCAGTGAGCCGGCCCAGCGCCTGCAGGGGCGTCTCCTTGCCGGCGCGGTCTTGGTCGGTGATCTCGTCGGCAAACACCATCACGAGGAAGCTCAGCGTGTTGGGGTGCGCTGGCCATGGTGTCTCTTCCCGGGAGGGGTAGACACCTGGCCCAAGGCCGTGCAGGTTCTGCGTCGAGAGCAGGTCGCAGATGTCGGGGGCCGGATGGGCCGGGCTCAGCAGGTACCGAAAGCCCGCGAAGCCGGGCGTCTGCACAGCGGCGGCCATGTAGGCCTCGCCGTGGGCGCGGTTGATCTCGGTGCGCATGACGCGCTCGGCCTGAGCAAAGGCGCCGCGGTTGCGGTCGCCCAGCAGATCGCCAGCGGCCTGGGCCAGCTCGCTCGCGCGGCCGCGCATGACGCGCGCCGCGATGTCGCCTGGCACCTGCTCGCCCCGCAGGATGAACTGCTGCGCTGCCTGGGTTGCGCTGGTGCCCTGCACCACGGCCTGCTCGACGACGCGCGTCACGGCTTCGCGCGCGCCGCGGTTGAGGCGCCAGAGCCGATCGGACAGCACCAACCCATCGGCCTCTCGAAGGGAGCGGACGAAATTGACGGCGCTGGTGGCGATCTGGTCTGCCATGGCCGAGTCGAGCGGCGCCGTGCCGCCGCCCACGGCGGCCACGCCCTGGAGGGTGAACGGGCGCGCGCCCAGGCGGGCGGCGTCATCCAGCCGGCTGGCCAGCAGCTCGTCGCGGCGCTGCGCCAGCGTGTCGATCACGTCCTCGATCTGGCGGAGAAGGTTGCGCAGCTGGGCGACCTGCACCAGCCCGCCGGCGTCGGCGGCCGCGGCGATGCGCGCGCGCACCTCGGCGGCGGCGTCCTGATGGATCTGCAGCAGCTCTTCGGCGCTGGCCTGGTCCAACGCCTGCATGGCCACGCGGGCCTGCCGGCTGGCCCGGCGGATGGCGGCGGCCTCCCTCATGGGCTCAGGCGCGGCCGGCGCCGCCGTTGCTGCCCGGCTGGCTCACGGCCGTGCCGCTCTCGCCTTTGCGAGCGTTGCCGGGAGTGATGCTCACGCGCGAGGGCGTGGGCGGCGCGCCGGTGCCGCCGGGGGGCACCGGGTAGGGGTCGGTGCGCTGTGCTTCCTCTTCTGCCTTGGAGCGCACGAAGGCCGGATCCAGCCCCATGTCGGCATAGATCAAGTCGCGTGGCAAGCCGAGGGCCAGCCACTTCAGGGCCAGGTCGGCCACCTGGTTCGGCGTCTCGGTGCGGCGCTCTGCGAAGCGGATGGTGAACTCGTCGGCGCCCGGATCCATACCGCGGAACAGCAGGTGGATGCGGAAGGCCAGGTTGTAGGCCTGCGCCAGGCTGTCCTGCACGCCGTCCACCTCGTCGTAGTAGTCGCGCTTGAGATCCTCCAGGATGTCGCGCGACAGGCCGTTGGTGTAGCCGAACAAGGCCTTGGGAGCTGGCGAGCCGGCAAAGAACGTGTCCAGGAGGTGGACCACGTCCTCGATCTCGTTCAGCTTGGCGTCGCCCTGGATGGCCGTCACGCTGCCCTTCCGGTTCAGGTAGAAGTCTGTCGTGATCTGGCCTTGCTCGCCTTCCACGTCCTGGCGGTATTTGGCGATCACCGCATCGTCGGCCCCTTCGAGCACATGAGCCAGGCGCAGCGGCGCGCGCACGCGCCGGCGGATCACCAGGTCTTCCTCGGTCATCACGAGCTTGCGCCAAGTGGTCGCGCAGGCGTCGAGGAAGGGCCGGCCGAGGCTCCCCTGATCGTCATAGTTGTCCGGGTCCAGCCGGGCCATCATGAGCTGCCAGGCCGCGAAGCGGGCCAGCACCTCCCCCGTCATCACGTCGCGCTGCTCGTAGGCGCGGGCCGGGTCGCTGAAGCGGCCGTTCATGTCGGTGATGGGCTGGATGGTGTCGCTGGGCATGCGGATGGCGGACACCACGCGCCGCGGGCTGGCATCGTCCAGCACCAGCTGCAGCGGCAGATTGCCCTCCATCACGAAGCCGCGCGCGTCGCTCTTGAGCTTTTCGCCCACGTCGAGCTGCAGGCGGCCGCGGAAGGCTTCCCACTCGCGCTTCAGGGTCTGGCTGCTGCTGCGCTCGGCCGCCTGGAAGACGAGGCCGCCGCGGATGCAGTCGCGCGCCACGCGGCCGTGGATCCGCTTCACGCGGCCGTCGAGCACGTCCATCTCGCGGATCGAGCGGATGAGCGCGCGCCGCTCGGTGTCGATCCACATGGTGCGGTAGAGCCGCTCCATGGCCAGGTCGCTGGGCACGCGCGCGCCGACCTCGTTCGGAGGCCGAGACGCGCCGGGGTTGAAGTCGGCGAAGGCCTCGCCCATGGGCTTGGAGGGCTGCGCCTCGGCCAGCGCCCGCGGCGCCGCGGCGGGTGAGCGCTGGAAGAGCCGGGACCACAGCGCGGGCAGGGCGCCGAGCAGGCCGCGCGGGGCGCCGGTGGGAGCGGTGTTCATGGGATGGTCCTCATCGGTAGCCCAGCGCCAGGCCGGCGGCGGGCGAGGCCAGCAGCTGCTCGCGCGTCATCTTGCGCTGGGAGATCACGGCCGGCGCATCGGCCAGGCCTCGGGTGAGCAGGGCGTACACGGCGGCACACGCGGCGTCGAACAAGTCGTCGCCGACCTTGGGGTCGGCCATGACGAAGCTGCTGTAGCTGGCCTTGGTGGGCTCGGCCTTCATGTTGCCGAGCTGTCGCACGAAGGCCAGCCACTCGTCGGGCTCGTGCGCATCGTCCAGCAGGTCGACGTAGGGATAGGCGGCGCGGCCGTGGTGGAAGGCCTCGCGCAGCGCGCTGGCCATCACGTGCTTGGTCATGCCCTCGAAGCGCATGGGAGCGAAGGCCCAGCCACTCCAGGCGCTGGCATTGCTCTCGCCGTCGTTGACCGTCTCGCGGTTGACGTGCGTGAGGCCCTTCTGGAACAGATCGTCGTTGACCGCGGTGAGCATGCCCACACCGTAGGCGTCGCCGATGGCGTAGTCGGGCCGGAAGTAGTCCCAGAAGGCGACGAGGTCCCGCCCGATCACCCTGTCGTCGATGCCGGGCGGCCAGACGTACACGAAGGGGAAGGTCAGCCAGTTGCCGAGCTGCTCGGTCACCACCAGGGCGCTCTTCGAGGCCTCCGGCTTCTCGCCGTGGCCGGTGTGGTCGTAGCCAAAGCCGATCAGGCCGCGCCGGCGGTACCGGACGCCGGGCAGCGGCTGCGCGCGCTGCAGGCCGGCCTCCAGGCCGAGCGCGCCGGCGCGCTTGATGTAGGTCTCCCAGATCCAGTTCCGGGCCTGGACGTTCTGGCAGAGGAACTGCCGCAGGTATTCATCCGCCGGCAGTTGCTTGCGCATGCTGTCGGCCCAGCCGGCATCGACCATGCCCATCTCCACGCCCAGGTGCACGTCGACGGCGGGCAGCACGTGGTATTCGCCGGTGTCGATCAGGCTCTTGAGCACGTCGGCGCCCTTGTAGACGCCGGTGATCCGCACGCTGGGCTTGAACTGATGCTGCCGCGGGTCGGCGCCGAGGCGGCGGGCGGCGCCCAGCATGGGCAGGAAGCGGCTCAGCAGCCGGTCCTGCGGCATGTCGTCGACTTCCTCGATGTCGGCGATGGTGATCGAGTCGCCGTCGATCTGCGACATGATCCCGTAGGCGCCCGCCTTGCTCTTGTTCACGAAGCCGAAGCCGGTGTCCTTGATCTGGGGGCGGCCGGCCTCATAGGCCACGAAGGCGCTCAGGATGGGGCTGCGCTTGATGGCGTCGGTCTGGTAGGTGAGGTTGTTGAGGCTCTGCTGCATCCGCGGCGCCACGATGCCGCATTCCTGGTGAGGGCGGGTCGCCAGCTGCTCCAGGATGTGCATCTCCTTCACCGCGGTCTTGCCGGTGCGACGGCAGCTGAAGTCCACCGTGTTCTCGTGCTCGTCCATCTCCTGCATCTTGAGCAGCTGCATGGGGTCGAGCTCGACGTTATGGATGTGCTTGTGCCAAAGGGCATGCGGGCGCACGCCGGTGGCCGGATCGGGCGACGCGAAGCGCAGGATCTCCTCCTCCGCGACGATGCTGCTCTTGCGGCGCTGGGCCGCGCTGGTGCGGCTCATTCGGCCTTGCCGCCTGTTCGGCGGTCCTCGGCCTGCTGTTGCGCCTGGTGCTCGATCAGGACCGGATCAGCGCGCATGCGCTGGCCAGCGCGGCCCAGGCGCTCGCGCATCGCCTCGACGCCCACCGCCATGCGCTGGTTGAACTCGACCAGCGTTTCCTTGGAGGCCTGGTCGAGCTTGAGCGTGCCAGCCATCCGGTCTTCTTCGCTCTCGCCCGCGCGCACCGTCAGGCCCAGATCGCCCATCGACAGGCCGAGGCGCGTCACCAGGTCCGCGATGGGCTTGAATGCAGGGTTCGCCCGGTAGTCGTAGATGTGGTGCACCTCGCCGGCGGCGTCGGTGTAGGTGAGCGCCACAGGCACGCCCTCCCGGGACAGCTCCACCCGCGGCGTCTTGATGACCACGCCATCCCCCAGCACCGACTGCAGCAGCATCTGCAGGCTCGCGGTCAGGGAGGCCTGGAGGTCGGCATGCAGCTTGCCCAGCACCTTGGGATTGCGCTGCTCAAAGGCGGCGTGGTGCAGCATGAAGATCTCGGTCTGCTTCACGCAGGCCGGCTGCTCCGAGCACCACAGCCGATTGACCTCGCAGCCTTCGCAGAAGGCGTAGCGGTCAGGCTTGGCCGGGAAGTAGGTGGCCGTGCGCGCCGCCATGCCGTGCTTCATCGCGTTGAAGCGGGTCCGCAGCGTCTCCTCTGGCGTGGGGTGGCCGGCCAGATTGGCCGCGGTTGCCGCCTTGCCCTTCGGCGTCACCGGCCCGGTGGCAGCCTGGTGGGCCTTGAGCAGGGCGCGGGCCCAGCCGGCCTGCGGCTGCTTCGGCGAGTCGCACCGTGGACAGTCGGCGAAGTACCGGTAGGGGTGGTGCTCGGCCTCCGGATCGTCCTCGATCAGGTCAGGCGGTCCCTCCCACGCGTGGCGGCACAGCCGACACTGGAAGTTGACCTGATTGAGCTGCGATGACCAGTCTTTTGCCACGGTCGGCCATCATGGGCACCGACGCAAGGCGAAAAAAGGGGGGCGGTCGGCCCTGGAATGGCTCAGAACGGCGCGGGTGAGCGCACCACCTCGACCGGGCCGATGCCGTTGTAGACGACCGCGCCGCTGCTGCTGGTCACCACCCAGCGCCCATTGATGCCCTCGCCGGGCTCGATGTCGTATTCCTCCGGAGGGAGAGGCAGCACGATCTCGTCCTGGATGCGTTCGCTGTACCAGGCCGGCACGCGCAATAGGGTGGGGTGGCCCAGGGCGCTCGCGGCCATGGGCTCATTGATCCTTGCCATCGATGCGCTCCGCGTGGATAGCGTGCCAGCCCCAGTGGCGCATCTTGTAATGCTTCCAGAGCCGGCATTCCAGCGTCACCCGCACCCGTCCCGTTTGGGCTGTGTCCATCTCGACCGTTGCGGTCTTCGGCTGGTCAGGGCCGGGGGTCGGCAGCAACCGCGCCGCATCGGACACCTCCGGTCCCAGCATCTTGCAGAGCACGCCGCTGCTTTGGTTCCATGTCATGAATATCTCCGAAAACACTGGTGAAATATACAGTGTTAATGGCTAGACTGCGCTCATGGAACACCACGACGACGAACTATGGATTGCGGCTTGCGCCCACCGTCTCCAGCAGCACTGGCGCTCTGTCGATCCCCTCGAACTGGAGGCGACTGCGCGCGAACTGGCACACGACGCGGATCTGCGTCAGCTCGCGCCGGCCGCGGCCGCGGCACGCTGGCTCGCCCCGGTGGAATCGGCTCGTGGGAGCTGATCAGGCCGTGATCCTGGCCTGCGGCGCGGCCGCGGCCTGGCTGTCGCAGGATCGTCGTCCCAGCTGGGCGCGATGGGCATGCCTCTTCGGGCTGGTCAGCCAGCCCTTTTTCCTCGCGTCTACCTGGAGCGCAGGCCAGTGGGGCATGTTCGCGCTGGCCATGCTGTACACCGCTGCCTGGGCGAAAGGGGCGTGGTCCTATTGGCTCGCGCCAGCGCGGCGCCACAGAATCGGACATGTGCAACCGATACGTCGCTCCGAATGAGGCCGAGCTGGAACGGCTGTTCCACATTGGTGCCCGCAACCCGATGCCCTGGAAGCAGCACGTTTTCCCTCGTGCACCGGCCCCCTTCATCCGCCGCGCCCGGAACGAAACGGGCTACGAGCGCGAGCTGATCGTGGGGCAGTGGGGTCTGGTGCCGTGGTTCGCCAAGACGGCCAAGTTGACCTACTCCACCAACAATGCCCGCTCTGAGGAGCTGGCGGAGAAGGCCACGTTCCGAGACCCATGGAAGCGCGGTCAGCGGTGCATCATCCCGGCCTTGAGCTTCGACGAGCCAAACTGGGAAAGCGGGCGGAACGTCTGGTGGACATTTCGCCGTGCAGATGGTGCGCCGTGGGGCCTGGCGGGCCTCTGGAACACCTGGACGGACAAAGCCACCGGCGAGACGGTCGAGAGCTACACCATGCTGACCGTCAATGCCGACCAGCATCCTCTGATGCGCCGCATGCACAAGCCCGATCCGAAACTGCCGTCCGACCAGCAGGACAAACGGAGCGTCATCCCGCTGGAGTCCAGCGACTGGGACCAGTGGCTGGCCGGTACCGTCGAGGAAGCACGCTCGCTGCTGCGCCTCGCCCCTGTCGAAGTCTTCCGGGCCGGCCCGGTCGAGGAGATCACCCCATGATGCAGTTGGAAGTAGTGCACGAGGGCGCCACGCCAGCCGAACTGGAGGCGGCCCTGAGGGCCGCAATGGCGGTTTTTGCCGCGGCTGACGTGGATCCAATGGCCGCCTGGGGCGCGCTGGCCATGGAGGAAGACTGGGACGACAGGGGTTTCCCGGAGGATGCCGGGCTGACGCCCACCGAGCAGCGCGCCGTCGAAGTGTTCTCGGAGGCCCAGGTGGCCGCATGCGAGGTGCTGAACTGCCCCCCTGGCCGGCCCGCGATGCTCAGCTTTCGGGAGGAGTGA